CAATGATATGATGAACAATCTTAAAAATGGTGGTGATGAGTTTACTAATGATAAGGTTCAGAAAGCTATGGATGGAATGTTAGACAGTAAAGCAGCTAAAGAGATGTTGGAAGAAGCAATTAATGAGGCACAGGATACATGTAAAAGTCTTGATGGTGCAATGTCTGAAGAACAACAAGATCAAATGTTTGAAGCTGCCAATAAAGGAGGGAATGAAGCCGGTAAGATAGATGGTCAGTTCTTAAACAGAATAGCTAAAGATATTCAGAAAATTAAACTTTCTTTGGGTAATCTTAAAGAAAAGATTAAGAAACTGATGGATAAATCTGCTAGTTATTTTTCTGCTAAAGAAGAAACCACATTTGACGACTTATTCAATTCTGATAACATTGGAGGACTTGATGACTTTATGTTGTTACATCCTAGTCTTAGAAAAATAATGATTGAAGATGTAATGATTAAGGATACTAAGAAAGTGGGTAAGATAGATCTTTATATAGATATATCAGGCAGTATGGCTTCAGATTGTGGTGTTAAAACAGATGATGGATCTTATATCAGCAAGCTTGATTTCTGTAAATCTTTTGCATATAAGCTTAAGGAGATGGATATGTTGAATGACATCTACACCTTTGAGAATGTAGTAAGAAAGATTGGTAGTGATCTTGTAAGTATTGCAATGATAGATGACAGAGGTGGTACAGATATTGATAAAGCTGTAGCCAAAGTTGTAAAGAATGGTTTAAATGCTATTATTATTACAGATGCAGAAGATCATTGCTCTATTTATTCTGATAAAGCATTCTTTATCGGTGTGCAGGGATCAAGATTTAGTGGATTCCGTGATGAGGTGATTAAAGAATATTCTGAGAAAGAACAAGTGATTGTATTCAATGGAACCACCATTAGTAAAGTGGACCAAAGAGGTTTCATAATAAAATAGTCATAGGGGGTTATGATGAAAAACTAGAGAGCTTCATAGTGATGTGAGGCTCTCATTAGTTTTAACGTCCCTGTCCTTGATATTTTTTGGGTCTTGGAGTGTGTTTGTTGAAAGACTTTTTAGCAGATCCTGTTTTACGTCTACCAAATGTAAGTTTTCTAGTTTCTCCTATTGATTTTGCCATTCTATTAATTTTAATCTCTTAACAATCTTACTGAATATCCACGGGTTTTTATAACATTAGCATTATACACTGCAGTTCCAGTGTATAATAAATAAAATACGTATGCATTTGTTAGACCAGAAGTTGAAGTCCAGTAATTTGAAGTTTCTGTTATATCTAAAAAATTCTGATAGTCATCACAACCACCACCACCTAAAGCTGTAAACGCACTACTATTAGTAGCTCCAGTATTTGGAGTTTTCCAATGTGTTAACCCAGTTTCTTTTAATTCTCCTCCAGCTACTGATCCACCTCCTAAAGTTGTAATTAAAGTTTCCCACTCCGTTTTTGTGGGTACATGATAACCGACAGGAGCTAAACCTCTAGGATCTGTTACAGCATAATTATTATATAGCTTTCCATAAATTGGACCATTTGCAGAATCATTATTGTAATAACACCATGCACCTGTAGTTGCTAATACCCATTCTGCTGGATCTGTTATTTCAGGTATAATATCTCCATTTCTGTATCTATCAACATCTAGATTTCTACTAGTCCATTCTTGAGTACCAATTGTTTGTGTAGTACATATACTGCATTCACCATCCGTTGACCAAATAGTAGATATAGTTCCTACATCAGCAGGACCAGTTGTTACACTGTCTACATACCAACATTCTGGAGTGTCATTACTAACAATAGTTCCTTGAATCAACTCTTGAGTTCCTGTATATCTTATTGTATGATATTCCATTCTTTCACAACCAGCCACTCTATAGTATTGGGCTGTGTCACAGCATAAATCTACAACCACTTCTTTCCATACACCGTCCTTAGGATATGACTTTCCCACTATTAAACTACCGGGAACTATCTGACCACTTTTAGTATATCTCACCCATCCTTTAGGAGATGCAGTGATTACACCTGGAAGGTCTGTATCACAACAAATATTAGTGGGCACTTCTGTATATAAACCATCAATAGGATAGCTTCCTGCAGTAAGAATGAGACTTCCTGGTATAAGTCTACCTTGTTTAGTATATTTTACGAATGCACGTTTCTTAGCCATTTTATTTTACTTTATAAACTATTTAAAAATGGTGTTGTTAAATCTGTCCATCCTGATACAGAGTTATATTTTTTAAATGAAGTAACATTTACATATGCATTGTATCCATAATCTACATTAATAAATGTACCACTGCAATAGAATACATCTACATTAGCTCCTACATTAGCTGCTATAATACCAGATGCTCCTGTTAAGAATGTATCTGATGCCACTCTAATATATTCTGTAGCTAGTTTAACACCAGCACCATACTTAGTAGGATCTAATACAAAGTTATAAGGAGCAGAACAAAGTGTAGCTCTATTTGCCCATAGTATAGTGGCAAGAGTGAAATACTGATCATTATTAGCAAATACACCAGCTCCTCTCACTGGAGTGGGACCACCAGCTAAATTAGTCATAACCCATTGAGCAGCTGTAACAACAGCACCACATGTGTTATCTGTCAAAGACTGAGCTTGAGTTTTACCTTTTCTCCACATACGCCCTACATTACCAACTTGTGATATACCTATATGAGGCATATTTACTAAGAACAAAGCTCCATTAGCTGTAATATGAGAAGCCCAAGCTTGCAATCCTAACACCCCTGTATGAGGATAACCTGCTAATCCTGCACCAAAAAATGGTCCAAGAAAACTAGATTGTTGTGCCGAAGTTTGTCCCAAGTTGCCAACAAGCTCAACAGCATTAACATCATCTGAACATACATCTGTACTAAGAAGTACATCTTTATAACTGTATCCTTGAGTTTTAATAAACTCTTTAGTAGCTTCAGCAAATCTTAATGCTGATATAGCATCTTCATATTCATCTTGAACAGTGATGTTGTATGATGTTGGATTAGGTGGAAAAACAGAAGTTGTACAACATAAGTCTGCTGGAACTTCATTCCATGTAGCTGGTCCTTGAGGAAAACTTCCTGCTGTTAGGATTAAACTACCAGGTACAATCTTGCCTTGCTTACTGTACCTTACAAATGCTCTTTTCTTTGCCATATTATATATTTTTTGATTGTAATTTTGCTTGTTCAGCTTCTAACTTAGCTTTAGATTTATCTAAGATTTCTTGTACTTTTTCAGATACAGGTTTAGGAGCTGGAGGATTAGGAAATAAAGGTTGTGTCATAATATTTAAGTTTTAAATTGTTAATTAATCCCACCAAAGGGTAACATTAGAATTTCCTGCTGCAAATTCAAAGTCATAAGATATAAGAGCTTCAGCTAAATCTGTTGTAGGTACTGATCCATAAGCTTCTAATACAAGACCATAGTTAATTTCTCCTGTAACAGGATCAGCAGGTCCATAACTATACATCATCATTTTAACACCATATAATGTATTATACACTGCAGCATCTATATCCCACATTTGAGCACCATCTGCTAAAGGAGTGGTTGTAATATCTAGAGTGGGATCATATACATTACCATCTTCTACAGCTGCCACCATTCCTGTTAGTTTACCAGGAAATAAAACAGGGCCTCCAAATATTTCATTAGTAGGTATAATTTTAATTGTACCAAGATATTGACTAATTACAGAATTTCCACTATACTGAAGTACTCCTCTCACTCTATAACTATTTACAGTGACAGCTGGAATAAAACCCATACCTTGACCACTAGGATATTGATATATAGGACCTGCATCAAATAATGTAGATTCTGGATACCATACAAAAGGATAGTCAAGAGTATGTATTTCTTGATTAGCTTTATTTTTTTCTACATCATCCACTAATCCATTAAGATGTCCTAATCTAGCAAGACTATTGTCTCCTACTATTTTGTTTAAATAGACTTCTGGACTACGAGGTTTAAATTTTTTAAGACTCATTGTTTTATTTTTTAGGTTTAGGAACAGCTGGTTTACCACAGCCACATCCATAGTTAAAAATATTTTTTATCATTCTTTTTTTGTTTTTTCAGTTCCAAAATAATAAGAAAAAATCATCAATGTCAATGTTTTTATTAAATCAAATAATTGATTATTTTGTTCATCAGATAACAAAGCCATTTTAAATGCAATCACTTTATCAACTATAAAAACACCAACAAGAGCTGCAAATACTAATAAAATAAATCTTACTAATAAATCTTTGGTGTTTGTTGTAAATAACTTATTAGTAAACCATACACACAATATAACAAATAACAACCCTATAATTACAGCACAAATTTGCTCAAGCTGACTAGGAGAACTAAACATTATATACTTTTAAGTTGAAAATGCATTCCATCTTTTCTTTGCCATGTTCCACCCCATTCAAACCCATTGTCTGTAAAACATTTTACAAATCCTGGAGATAATTTTGGTGTCATATTAAGTCCATTCTCAAATGCATTAAGATCTACAGCTATTCCCCAGCTATGTAAAGACATAGAACCTAAGCCTCTTTTCTTTCTTATATTGAAACAACCATCCCATGTTTTTAGTTCTTTAACATGTCCTGTTGTAATAAGAGCTTGAATAGCTTTTGCTAATGGTTCAACCATATCTTTGTTACAATAGATTTTTTTAGGAATCACTCCTATTTCTAAATATCCTGGAACATCCCATAAGATCATTGCTGATTGTTTATTAGGATCTCCGTATTTCTTTAATGCTTGTGCTGATGTTACCATATTATTTTGTATATCTATATATAAATGCTCCTGTTACAGCAATTATACCACCTGTAAACAAGAAATCTGTAATTGTTTTCTTAACTCTGTATCTTTTATATTGCTTAGAAAGATCTGCATATTGCTTCTTAGACTCTTCAAACAAAGACATGTAAGCTTTCTTTTGAATCTGTTCGTTCTTAATCATTTCATTATAGTTAAGCTCTTTAATCTTTCCTATAACTATAAGACTATCTTTAAAAGATAATTTATCTCTAGTGATACCAAGCTGCTCTATAGTGATATATAAACTAGCCTTAGCAGAATCTCCTATTAAAAGATCTTCAGCTATCTTTTTAGCTACAGATGTAGGCATACAGACAGTGTTAGGATCTGGATTAGGTTGAGCATAAGCAGTTATGCTAAACAATAAAATGATAAATGTTATTAGTTGTTTCATATTAATAATTATATCTATCTTTAAAGAATGAGTCCACTTGTTGAGGAGTGTAAGTCCCAGGTTTACTAATTCTATCGTGATAATATTCACGTATAATAGTTTCTTTGTTCTTCACCTTACTAAGTTTGTCATCCAAGACATTAAGCTTATCATCTATAGAATGAGCTATACTATCCAATGTAGATTGTTTAGCTTGTAAGTCTACATTATCTTTAGCTGCTGAATCAATAACATTTTGTATAAACTCATCTTTAGGGCTAACAGGTTTTTTATCTGTATCTTTTACAGCAAGTACAATTAGAATTATAAGAACAATAATACCTATTATACCAAATATGCTTGCATTATCAATCTTACGTTTAAATTTAGGAAAGTATATTTCCTCTTTTTGTTGTTCTTCCATATTAATCAGATTGTTGTTCTCCTTCCTGAATATATACTGGTTCTTCTGTAAAGAAATTACTTAACACCTTACCCACCACACCTATAATAAGAGATGTAATAGCTAAGGTTTTATTGTCCATTATCATACTAGACATAGATGTAATAGAAAATATCCCAAGTAAACTATCCCCAATCTTTCTCATCTTATTAGGCGTAGGTGCCCAATAAGACTTCATACTGAATGTAGTTTTATGTTTAATAAATTTTCTATTCTTCTTCATAATTATACTATTATAAGTGTTACAGTATTATTCGTTTGTAAAGTAACTATATTAGGATCTGTAACTAAAGCAGCTGGTAATGTTACTGTAATGGTGTTACCAGATATACTATCAAATACAATAGTACCATCCATTGTAATACATTTGTTAATATTAAGAGTCTCTAAAGAAGTGCATCCATTGAAACATTCAGTTCCTATATCTATTACACTAGGTAGATTTACGTATCTTAAAGCAGAACAATATCTAAAGTTTTTATCACCACTTAATATAGATTTTGGTAGATTTACATACTCTAAACCTGTACATAAACCAAAACTTGCACCACCTGCATCTGTAACTATTCCACCAATATCATTTATACTTAATATACGATTATAATCTACAACAGGTGCAAAAATACTACCAAGTGTTAATGTAAAATTAGAACCACCATAGAATCTCTGTGTATCTCCAAGAGTGATCATTGATGTAAAGTTTGAACTCATGTCAGCATTTGCATCAGAAAGTGTAGGCCAACCATCATTAGTAGCCCCAAATATCACTTCAAAGTATGGTGGATTATCTATTGATGCTTGAGCAATAGCTTGTGTATTTTTATCTACAGCACAACAAAGTCTTTTCACTCTAGTTGTAAGCCAGTTTAATCTTCCAAATATATCAGAGCTTATGGGATTCATATTTTTTCAGTTATAATTTGTTCATTAATATTATAAAAGTCTTCATGTTTGAAGAACTTGTCATATTGTAAACCTTCTGATGAAGCCACTTTAGATGTCATCTTCTTTAAGAAAACAACATTATTTAACAACTCCACTTGTTTTTGAAGCTGTTCAATCTTAGTTTTGTCTACATTAGACTGAGCCAAAAGAGCCTTGACATCAGACCTTATCTCCAACACTTCTTTGTATATTATACCGGCTAGAATGCTCACTAGAGCAGGAAACAGCCACAACTTAAATTGATTCATTACTCTCTCTGTCTTTGAAGTTGTAGGAGACATAGCTTTTAAATTTTAATATTCACCATTATTTACAATATAATATACACTTTTTTTAAGTAAAATCCATATATTTGTTGCCCAAAATAAATCAATCATGATAAAGTACAGTAAAAAAGAAGAAGTTGAGAAAAGACTCATTAACAACTTCAGAAAGACATTTTATAGAAGACTAGGGTATTATCCTATAGTGAGCACACAAGTAATTCAAAATGATTCTGTTATAAGTATCATGAGTTTGAACGAACTTGAACAGCATTTTGCCTACCGTTTTCCTTATAAGTTTGGTAAACACCACAACTTAAGAAGTAAAGGTAGATATAGAGAACTTGTAGATTTGAGAATTATATTCACTCAGATGGCAAGGACAATGAATTATACATATTATGACATAGGACAGTATCTTGGTGGTAAGCATCACACTACTATTTTAAATTATGCAGTGCTATTCAGAAATTTGATGGAAACATCTGAAGCATTTAGAGAATTGTATACTACTATTTTTAACCACATAAAAGAAAAAACAAAACATGAGTCATCAAATCTGGAATCCCTTAATCAAACACAATGTGAGCCCCAATCAGATTTATTTTCTTGATTGCTGCAGAGATAAAATTAGACCTAGTGGTATTGTAAACTATGAAGGAGAATTTTTGATCTGTCAAATGAAAGACTTAATCAGTTCTGAAGGAATACTTCTTCCTAAAGGACTATTGGTTTTACAAGAATGGGAAACATTCTTGGTAAAAACTAAGAAGAAAGTAGCTACAGATGTGTTAGGACCTGATGCTATAGAAAATGTAAAGAAGTATAGGGAAATGTTTCCTACAGGAAGATTTCCTTCTAAAGCATTAGCTAGACAAAATCCAGAAGATTTAAAAAAGAAATTCATTTGGTTTTTTCAAACCTATCCTGAATACACATGGGAACTTGTACATGATGCCACTCATTATTATCTTCATGTAAAAGAGTTAGCAGACTATCAGTTTGCTGTAACAAGCAGTTATTTTATAAGCAAAACAGATAGATATACTAAAGAAGTGACATCTGCATTAGCAGACTATTGTCAGGAATTACTTGATAATCCTGATTTAAAAAACCATTAATATGACAAAATATGAAAAGATATTACACAGATTTATAATCAGTATACTATTTTCTATAGCTAGTTGGTTTATCATCAACAACTTAATTGTAAGTGTTAGCTTTTGGAAATATCTTATTATAGAAATTTTATTATTAGTAATGTTGAAATTGAATACAATGTTAACTAAAAAACTTAGTTTATGGACCCTATAAAAAAGCCTTTTGGGGCTAGAAAGTATTCAGAAATACTTAAAGAAGGATTAAAATATATAGATGACAGAAGAAAAGGAAGAATAAAGTCTTTCAAAACTCCATGGCTTGGAATAAATAAAGCAGGGGTGGGAGGACTGGAGTGGGGATCTATGCTCACTATAGGTGCCAGACCAGGTTCTGGTAAAACCTTAGTTGTAAATCAGATTCTTAGAGAAGCTCATAAGAATAATTCCTCTCAGGATTTTAATATTCTAGACTTCCAGTTTGAGATGGGAGGTAAACAATCTGCAGCTAGAGCTTTTGCTGCTGAGACAGCTTTGGATTATAACATAGTTCTTTCTACAGATAGGCAGTTAGATGATTATTCTTATGCAATGATGGACCAACACGTAAAAGAAACAGAAGCTTTTGAGGCTGTGGGTATAAATAGAGAAGTGATAACAGAACCTCTAAGTCATGATGGAATCAAAAAAGCTATAGAACATTATTATGTTGCTATGGGAGGTAAACCTATGGTGGTAACTATAGATCATAGTTGGCTTATTAAAAGAATGCCGGATGAGAAAGAAAAGATTACCACCCTGTATAACACTGTAGAAATGTTGATGCAACTCAAAAACAAATATCCTATTATTATAATCATGATCACCCAGCTCAACCGGGGGATGGAAGATTATACAAGAAAAGAACCAGGTAAAATTGCAAACTATCCAACCAGTACAGATATATTTGGTGGTGATGCTCTAATGCAGGGATCTGACATGGTGTTAGCTCTTAGTAGACCATTCACTCTTAACATTCCCTTGTACGGGGACAAAGCATATCTTGTAAAAAGTGATGATATATTTGTTCATCTTCTTAAAGTGAGAAATGGTGGAGACAACCATCCTATTCTGTTTATGAAAGCAGAATTTAATAAACAAAGAATGATAGAAGTGTCAGAACCACAGGCCACAAGTAGTGGTAGTAAAACTGCTGGAGCTGGATACACTAGACTATCACAAAGACCTGCAACACCGTCCACACCAATATCTGGAGATATAGATGTAGATGATATTTAATAATAATTAAAACAAACAAACATGGCAGAAAACCAGACATTTGATTTAAAAGAATGGAAGAAACAAAAGCTAGATGCTATTCGTAACTTTCATATGGGGTTAATCAATGACCTTGGAATTAGTCCATTAGATTTCAACATGAAGAAAGCCTTCTATGATAAGCAAGGTAGAGAAGTTGTTGGAATCTTTGGTTCAGAATTCCGAAAAGACAAAGGCTTTTTCTTTGAGCTAATCAGTAGTGATCTTGATCCTATTGATGCAGAAAGAAAAGTTTATAGAGTACCACCAAACGCTTGTTTTGAAGAAGAGTATGAACTAAATCCTAAGAATTCATACAATGTTCCTTTAGAAGAGTTAAGAGTGGTAAATCCTTACTCAGCAGCTATTAGCAAGGGTGCTGCTATAGATATTATGGAAAAAAAAGTAGAAGAAAAAACACCAAAATTCCATAAAATTTCAGTACCTTTGGAGGAAGATGCACCGTATAGTGAGATGACAATTAGAGACTTCTATGCTATGCAATCAGGTAAACCAGTTAGTTTAAAAGGCTGGCTTAACAACTTAATCAAATCTTCAACATAACATGGCACAGAGTATTTTAGTAATTGCCGAATCAGGTAGTGGTAAGTCTACAAGTATAGAAAACTTAGACCCCAAAGAAACCTTTATCATTAATGTGGCTAACAAGCCCTTACCGTTCAAAGGTTGGAAAAAAAAGTATACCATCTGGAGTAAAGACAACCCCACTGGTAATATGTATGACAAATCCACAGTACCTAACATTGAAGCTTGTATTAAATATGTCAATGACAAAAGACCTGATATAAAGGTGTTAGTCATTGATGATTTTCAGTACATGAGTTCATTTGAATTCTTTGAAAGAGTTGATGAAAAAGGTTATGAAAAGTTCACACAGATCGGGGCAGGATTAGCACGTATAGCTAGAATGCCAAAGGATTTACGAGATGATCTTCAAATCTATTTCTTAACACATGCAGAAGAATCTTCAGATTTAGAAGGAAAGAAACGTTACAAAGCCAAGACTATTGGTAGAATGGTGGATGAAAAACTTACATTAGAAGGTTTATTCTCTGTTGTACTATTTGGTAAGGTGAAGAAGGACAAAGATGGTACTATCCGTCACGTGTTTGAAACACAGAACAACGGAGAGAATACATGTAAAAGTCCTAAAGGAATGTTTCCTACCTTTGAGATTGTAAATGATCTTGAATATGTAAGACAAGCAATTATTGACTACGAGAATTAATCATTATTTAAAAACAAAACAGTATGTTTAACACAAAAGGACAAGAAATCAAAACAGGAGGAGGGACTCCTAAATCGTTACAACCAGGAGTTGTAAAAGCACACATCTTTAGTTCATCAGTAAGAACTGCAAAAAGTGGTAAAAAATCTTTAGAACTAATCTTAGAAGGTCCTGCATCTGAAGGATTTGAAGGTTGGGCTATAGATAAAAACAATCCAGAAGGACCAAAGTTTACAGGTCAGTCTTCTAGAGTGAGTGCCACCATTTATTCTGATCAATATGATTCAGATAGCCCAGCTAAGAATGAGATCATTTACAAATTATTATTCATTGCCTCTGAACTTGGGTTGAGAGATGATGCTGATAATGTAAGTGCTAACAGCATTGAAGAATGGGTTGAGAAAGTAACTGAAATTATTAAAGATCATGATCTTTATTTCTTCTTGAAAGGCACTGAAGAAGAGTATAATGGTAAAACTATTGTAAAATTATCTTTACCAAGATACAAGTTTGTTTCAGTGGATACAACAGGATTGGATAAGTTTGATAAAAACAATCAATACCATTACAAAGCCATTACAACCAAAACGGTTAGTGGTTTTGAACCTGCTGTTGATGATTTTGATATGTAGTATTTTGTTTTTTTAATTGTCGGGGGGATGTTTCTACATTCCCCCTTATTTTTGCATAAAATTTTGGAATATGTTTAATACAAAGAATCTAGTACACGATGTAAAAGATGTTCCATCAAGTTGGATATTTGAACATTTCTGTGTACTTAAAGAAAAACTAACAGGACAAGATGTAAAGTTTAAATCTATATTTAATCCTGGGGAACGTACACCTAGTATGTGTATATATTTTGATGGTAAAGTTTATAAGTTTAAAGATTTCTCTACAGGTAAGGGAGGTGATGCTATACATTTTATAAAAGAAATGACACATCTAACATTTCATAAAACTTGTCAGCTTATTGTAGAAACTTACAATGATTATGTTCTGCATAACAATGGAGGATACGACATAGAAAAGTTTCAAAAAGCTTCTAAGTATAAAGTTACTAGCCATGTAGTTAGAAGCTGGACCACACAGGATCAATATTTCTGGACACAGTTTAATATTGGATCTAAACTACTTGAGGCTCACAATGTGAGACCACTAGAAAGTTATTGTATGACCAAGGACGATAATGAACTTTGTATCAAAGGACTGTATCTATATGGTTATTTCAAAGAAGATGGTACCCTGTATAAAATCTATCAACCAAAGACATTAGACAAGAAGTTTATCAAAGCTGAAAGTTACATCCAGGGGTGGGAACAATTACAAAATCGTAAGCACTTAGTAATTACATCTAGTCTTAAAGATGTGATGTCTATTAAATCTTTAAAGCTTAATGTAGATGTTATAGCACCTGATAGTGAGAACACTATGATCAAGAAATCTGTAATGGAAGAACTTAGAAATAAGTATTCTAAAATTATTGTAATGTTTGATTATGATGATGCAGGTGTGGAAGCTATGAAAAAGTACAAAGAAGAATATCCCTTTATAGAAATTACAGTGCTTCCTATGAGTAAAGATCCATCGGATAGCATAAAAGATTATGGAGCTAAAGAGGTTAGAAACAGATTAGTTCCTATCTTAGCTAAAAAATTAAATGATGAGAAAGAAAATAGCTAAACCTAGAAAAGGGGCAGCACCAAAAACTAGGAATGCTGGTACTATGACAGAATCAGCCTTCTGGAGTTTTATTAGAAGTGCACTAAGACAGAAGTCTAGATGGTGGAAACCTATATCCCAAGCTAAAGCAAAAGTTAAAAGGGCTTATAAGGGTCCACTTAAAAGACAGAAGTTTGAGTATCAGTGTGCAGAGTGTTTGAATTGGTATCCTGACAAGAAGATCAATGTAGACCACATTATACCTGCGGGTACATTAAGGTGTGCCAATGACCTCCCAGGCTTTGTAGAAAGATTATTCTGTGAGATAGACAATCTACAATGTTTATGTAGTGACTGCCATAATAAAAAGACACAATCTGAAAAAGCAAAATGACATCTGATTTAGAACTGATTGAAGCATATAAGAAAGGAAATGAACAAGCCTTTGAAATACTTTACAAAAAGTATAAAAAGCTTGTACTTTCTATTATACGAGAATCTACTAAAGAAGTTCAAATAGCTAAAGATTATAATCAGGAAATATGGATTAATGTTACTACAAATATTGATAAGTTTATAGATGGTAGTTTTGTATCTTGGTTACGCACTGTTGCTAAAAACTATTGTATTGATAGACACAGAAGAGCCACTAGTTCTAGAACTATTAAAGAAGAGTTAACTGATGACTTTTTATATTTAAGTGATGAATATCAAACTGAAGATGATGATATAGAAAAAGAATTAACTATCATGAGTGATGGTTTTAAATTTCTAACAGAACTTCAGAAAAAGATATTAGTTTTTAGAATGAATGGTCTTGCTTTTATTGACATAGCTAATAAGCTCAATCTTCCTTTAACCAATGTGTTATCAAATAGTAGATATTTAACTATCAAACTCAGAAGACATTTTGTTAATTCAGGATACACCTTTAATGAAAAACTACCAATAAAAACAAAAAAAACACAAGATGAAAAGTCCAAAAAGTAAACAAGACCTTATAGAAACAGTGTATAAACAAATAGAATTAGATATTCACTGTGGTGAAATGGAAGCTATAGAAGAACTGCTTACATTTCTACCTATAGTAAATCTAATAGAATATTTACCAGAAGAAGACTGGAAACAATTTAAACACTTAAGAGATGCCGGAACTACATGAGACCCTAATGGGTAGAAAACTTATAGAAGGTACGTTACCAGAAATAGCTTTACAATTAAAACGTATAGCTGACAGTATGGATAAAGAGAACAAAACAAAGTATGCAAACTTATCAACAGCTATAGCCGTATTTATAGAAGGTCATCCAGATGATAAAGATTTAGGAAAACAAATAAGACAACTATATGGAAAGTAATGAATTAAAAAGTCAGGACAAATTAACTAGTGAAGTTAATCAAGACAAAATAAATGTCCATCAACTTATAGAATTCTTAGAGTATGAAGAAGCATACACTGAAGACAGACAAACCAAAACAAGAATTACATTATTATTAAAACAATTAGGAATATGGAGTTAGAAGATTTGATGGAAGAGTCCATAAAAGTTATGGAATCAGAATTTTATAAAAAGAAGTTTTACTTCAGTTACAGCAGCCTTAATAAATTAATGTGGAACCCAGTGGTGTTTCATCAAATGTATGTACTTGGTATCAAAGAAGAAAAGACAGATGCTCATCTTGTACAAGGTAAACTTATACATGGATTGTTATTAGAACCAGAAAAGTTTAATGAACAATTTATAGTGAGTCCTGATAATCTCCCAACTGGTAATACACGTACAGTGGTGGATAGAATATATCATCATCATGTAGAGCTTGCTAAGAACGGAGATGAAAGAACAATGCTTTCAGAATTTATGGATGCTATTATAGATGTTCTTAAAGATATGAATGTTCATCAAAGTTTAGTTGATGATAAGAAAACTGGAGTTACAGGAGATCAAAAAAGATTAGATAAAATACTTACAACAGAAGCTGAAAACTATTGGAACTTTCTTAGAGCTAAAGGAAATAAAACTCTTATTGATCAACAAACTTATGATTATTGTAATACAGCTGTAGAGATTATCAAAACTAATAAAAAAGTTTGTGAGCTTATTGGATGTAACACCAATGATTTTGATAGTAGAGTTATAGCCAATGAGCTTCCTATACAAGTTGATGTTCCAGGAAGAGCATTTGGTCTTAAGGGAATCATTGATAATTTAATAGTTGATAAAGACAAAAAAATTATCTATATTAATGATGTAAAGACTACTAGCAAAGAGCTAAAAGATTTTGAAGAAAGTGTAGAATTTTATTCTTATTGGATGCAAGCTGTTATATATTGCACTATGGTTACAGCTCACTTCCAAGATCTTGTAAACGATGGTTATGAAATGAAGTTTCATTTTGTTGTAATAGATAAAATGTTTCAAACATATGCATTTCCTGTTTCAGATTCTACATTAGCAATTTGGTTTGATAGACTTATGAAGGTTTTGGATAAGGCTCAATGGCATTATGAAAATAATAAATTTGATCTACCTTATGAGTTTGCTACAGATTCAATAACCCTATAAATTATATAAAATGATCAAGAGTTTATACAGTAAATACTTTCAGAAATCTAAGTCATTCCTATACCCAGCTCTTGGCATAAAGAAGAACAGTGAGTTTTCACCTTCAGCCACCTATTTAGCCATTGAAGACTATATAGGTGCTGAAGATGTAAAGCTTATATGTACATTTGAAAATATAGAAAGTGAAATGTTTAAAACATTTGAACAGAATATGCTAATTGAAAATCCTTTGTTTATAGAAAAGATAGTTATAGAAAACTACACTGTCTATACATTTGATTACAGCATATATCAAACAGATTGGTTTAATTTCATCATGGGAAAATATTCTAAACTATCTAATGTTTTAAAGAAAGCTATTAAAACGTATTACGGAGAAGGATCATCTGAATATAAATATATTGACAGTTACCTACATCCTATAGAATACTTTGATGAATATGCTGAGCTTTTAAATGTAAATGTGGAAGATCTAAAATGTATAGGAGAATTGTGCAATGCATGTGATATGGAAAAAGAAACTTTAAAAATTCCAAAAGAATATTTGGAAAGTTTAAAAAAAACAGTTTAACTTTGTTTAAACCAACAAAAACCAACGTATGAATAATTCAATGATGCTGATTACTTCCAGCTGGGGTCAATTCAAGACCTTCAAAATGATTCCTACTGATGTCAACTGCCCATATGCTGAGTGCATCTTTGATGTACAATCTAAGGTGTTAGCTGTTATCGGTAAAGTTAGTAAAGAGTCTTTGCACATGTTACCAAAGCTTACTGATCAAGGAGATGTAACATATCTTAAGATTGGTAAAAGAGAAAATGGTAAACCATATGCTGAAGAAAGAAGAATGCTCACCACTCTTTACGAATACTACATAGAAGATGTAACAGAGATTAAAGCTTTTGTAAATGGATTTGCAGAGAATTCTGACACATTCAATGTACAGCAGTATATAGATCTTGTTATAGACACTAAACCAGTTCCTGCTGAGAACAGCATTATTACGACAGTCTAATTGTTATTCATACTAATAAATTAAGGAGGTGCATTCAGCACTTCCTTTTTTTATCTTTTTATTTTAAAGGGGAAACAGCTTAACTGAATATTATACAAATGAAAAGGACTCACTGGGTGATGGACTATGAAACTATTGTGAATTGTTTCGTAGGTGTATTTATAGATTACAAAGACAGTAATGTAAAGCACTTGTTCGTTGTTCACGAACAGAGAAATGACATTTCTAAACTTGTCACATTTCTTCAAAGATGTGTGACACAAAAAGAATGGCACATCTCTTATAATGGACTAGCATTTGATGCTCAAATTAGTCAATACATTCTAGACAATGCTAAGAAATTAGAGAAGATGTCTACAGAGAATGTTATAAAAAACATATTTAATTTTGCACAAGAAACTATTAAGAAAACGGATGTTGGTGGGTTTGCTACTTATTCTCCTTCTAGGCTTAAAATCAGGCAGATTGACTTATTCAAGCTCAACCACTGGGATAACAAAGCAAAGATGAGTTCACTTAAGTGGATACAGTATTCTATGGATTGGAAGAATGTAGAAGAGATGCCACACCACTATCTTCAACCGGTCACAGACAGTGACACCTTGAATGCTGTTATTGACTATTGTGTTAATGACGTACTGTCCACTAAGGAAATTCTCAAGCATTCTAAAGAGCAAATACAGCTTAGGAAAACTCTCACTGATGAATATAATATAGATCTTTATTCTGCATCTGAGCCACGTATATCTAAAGAGCTATTCTTACATTTCTTAAAAGAGAAACTGGGAATGGAAAAGTCTGAGATAAAACAGCTTAGAACACCAAGAGATTATATTGTATTGGCTGATTGTATCCTACCATCTATAAAGTTTCAAACCCAGGAATTTCAGGACATACTTACATATTTTAGAACAAAGGTTATCACCTCCACTAAAGATAAGTTTAAGTATACAATGAACTATAAAGGAGTGAAAACTGACTATGGACTAGGTGGTTTACATGGTGCTGCTGATATGGGAGTATATGAAGCTAAACCGGGATGGACTATTATGACATCTGACGTTGTAAGTTTCTATCCCAATCTTGCTATTAAGAATAAGTTTCATCCAGCTCATCTACCAGAGAAAGAATTCTGTGAATTGTATGAATGGATATTTGAAGAGAGAAAAAAGATTCCAAAATCTGATCCTAAAAACTATGTGTACAAGATTATTCTTAACAGTACATACGGTTTGACAGGTGATGAGAATAGTTTTCTATTTGATCCTAAAATGACAATGGACATTACGATCAATGGTCAGCTACAACTATCTATGTTATATGAGATGTTATGTCTTGCTATTCCGGAAGCTCAACCTCTAATGCAAAATACAGATGGCTTAGAGATGATGATTCCTGAAAACAAAATAGACATCTATAATAAAGTTTGTGGTGAATGGGAATATATTACTAAGCTAGCTCTTGAGCATGATGAATATTCTAAGATGATAATTGGTGATGTAAATAATTACATTGCTGTTTATAAGAATGGAAAGACAAAGTGTAAAGGTAGATTTGAGTGGGAAGATCTTGAGAAAAAGAAAGTGGCTATGTTTCATAAGAACAAGTCTTTCTTAATTATTCCTAAAGCTATATATGCATATCTTGTACATGGGGTGAAGCCCGAAGAGTTTCTTGAACAGAACCAAAACATTCTTGATTATTGTGGTGGTGTAAAAGCTAAAGGAGCTTGGCACTTTGTAGACAGAAGAATAGTTGATGGTCAGCTTGTTAATAAAAAGCTTCAAAAGATCATTAGGTATTATGTATCCAACAACGGAAGTAAACTTGTAAAGTGCCATACAGATGGTAGAGAAATACAAGTGGAGGCCGGTGAATGGATGCAGACCACCATGAATCAGATGGTGAATAAACCATTTGAGGAATATGATATTGACATGAAGTATTATATTGATGCAATATATAGAGAAATAAACCAAATAGAAAAAGTTAAGAGTAGAGAAGTTACACAATTATCATTATTTTAAACATAAAAAATTATGGCAATAATAGGAGTTAATGGATACAGTGGTTCCGGTAAGGACACTATAGGAGCAATTATTCAATACATATTTGCTCATCACGAAGAACCTCTTGCACTTCCTGTGGAAGACATGGTTGCTAACATGGAAGAACATGGGTGGTTTTTAGAAGAGCAATCAGGTTGGGAGATTATGAAGTTTGCAGGTAAGTTAAAAGACATAGCTGAACATCTTACAGGTATCCCAATAGAAAATTTTGAAGACCAAGAGTTTAAGAAAACTAATTTAGGTCCAGAGTGGGATTATCAAATAGATGAGTTTAACACTCCAACAAAAATGACTGTTAGAGATTTCTTACAGAAGCTTGGTACAGATGCTTTAAGAATGGGACTACATGATAATGTATGGGTGAATGCTCTTATGGTTGATTACACTCCTGAATGGACAACTGATGAAGGTGCCCATGATCCAGTACAGGAACTTCCTAACTGGATTATTACAGATGTTAGGTTCCCTAATGAAGCCCAAGCTATCAAAGACAGAGGTGGTATTATCATTCGTGTAGATAGACCAGGAGTCAAACCCATCAATGATCATCCTAGTGAGATAGGATTGGATGATTGGAAGTTTGATTACAGAATAGCTAATGTATCTGATGTATTTGCATTAGCTCAGACAGTAAGAAGTATTTTAAACCACAGTAAATTATTATGAGAATAGGAGACCTTTGTGCTAAGGATGAATATCTAAAGATATACGATCCTTCTAAGCAAGAACTTATAAAAGAATGTGACACCTATGTAGATGCTGAAATATACACAGGCATACAAGCTAAAATATTAAGGAATGCAGTTAGGTATAAGACTAGGAGGTTCTCTCCATTCTTGAATAAAGAAATAGCAATTAGAGTAGGAATTAAAAAATAATTATGAAAAAGATAAACTGGAAGACATTAATCATATACATATTAGCTGTAGTGGCATCTTCTATATTTTTTTCTTGGTTTTCTAAAGTGCTCTACTTTATGTATTTATTAATTAAAACAATATTAACCATATGAAAAAACAATTAAAAGTTAGCTTTCACTTTTTAGAAAGCAACAAGTCCGTACTAGGACTAGAATACAGTCAGGGCACTGTATCATTTCCAGGTGAGAAACCTGAAAACTATGATGAGCTTATAATAGGATTTCTATTCTTTTATGTATCAATTATGTACACAACAGAAAAAGGGGATAGTTAATCCCCTTTTTTGTTTTTATCTAATGTAGAAATTACTAACTGTTTCAAAGCTTTCCCATCTATTTAAAATGTTTAAAGCAGGTACCACATCTTTAGTTTGTTTCCAAAGTTTTAATTGACCATCATAAGGACCTCTTTCATAATAGTTTTTATTATAAGGAGGGAAAGGAAGTGTGAATGCAGCTGCAATAACTTCTCCGTAATCTCTTAGTGTACCAGCAGATGCTATAGGACTCTTCAGCATCTGAAACTGCTCACTTATTCCAAGAATTGGAATAAATGTTTTTATCTCATTTTGCTGTCTGGTTTGTTGGTATATCAAAAAGTTCACTAATCTTTTTACTTCTTCATCATCATCGTCAAGTCCGGATGCTAACAATTTAAATAATTGAGCAGCAATAACAGATGCCATAAAGAAACCTAATTCAGCAAGATTTTTATACATGTTCTTCACCTGAATCTCATCCATATTTTTATATGTTCTAGACCCAGGTATAAATGCACCAAGCATACCAGTAGTTTTAGCTAGGAATCCTTGTTCAGTTTTATAGACATGCTTCATTACATTATAGAAGGTTCTATATCTACCTTCTATAGTTCCTAATACAACATTGTCATATCTGTTTTGGAATCTAGCTTTAGCTAATGGAACTATCCATTTATGAAACTGAGCACCTAATTCACCAAGAGCATGTTGTTGTAAGACCATTCTATCTTCCCATGCATAGTTACCATGAATTTGTTTGTTCACTTCATATACATAGTTAGTAACCTTTGTTCTTAAATCTTCAGGAAGTTCAAACCCAGGTTTTAATGTCAATTCATTTTTTTGTTCATCAAATGTAAAGGCATCATATATAGATAGAGTTTCTCCAGTTTGGTTATGTGTAAGTTGAAACTTATCTCCCATTACAATGGCCATTCCTGTTTTAGATTGTACATTGTATTCACCTGTTTCCTGAAATATATAAGCAGCTTCAGTTATTAATCCAGCATCCACCCTACCTGAATTTTCTTGATTTTTTCTCACCATTCTAAAATAAGAAACTATAGCTTCATACTTAGAATAATGTTTATCAATCTTATAAGCACCTTCGTTAGATGAGCCTAGTCTTTTCATAGCTCCAGGCATATAATCTTTATTATACTCACCAACAGCTCTGAAATAAGGTTTTCTATCATAATAAACTCCACCATAAGCTTCTATGGCATTGTTTATTCTACCCATTGCATAGTTGTTTATACCACCAAATATATTAAAACCAATTCCTTTTAATGATGTAATGTTTTGTAGTTTCTTAGCAACTTGAGCAAACTGACTGTAGTCATACTCATCATTGTTATAATACACCATCTTGAACCATTTCTTCATACGTACATATGCACGTGATTCACCTTCAGCTTTGTATATATCTTTACTATCTACACCTTTAGATACAAATTTTTTATCTTCACTGGTAGATTGATAGTATTTTTTCTTTTCTACAATTTTTGATATAGCTAATAAAGAACCTTCAATGTTTGACATTTGCTCATACTTCTCAGTCATTGATCTAAAAGCTATAAGATTTTCTACAAGATCTGTATTAATATCATTATAGTCTATTTTAGAATTCTCAATAGCTAAAGAAAGTTGAAGTTTTTTTAATTCAGCTTCATACTCTTCACTAGTCAAAGCTTTAGCAATTATATATTGATCTTTTAATTCTTTTATTTTTTGTTCTATTGATGCTATTCTTTTTTCATTACGAGCATTATTAGTGTACAGGATAGGCAAGTTATCTACAGGTACACCATCATCATCTGTAAGACGTTGTGTTGAATGCATCTTAGGAGAAAAGTCAAACCATTTACGCACTCCTTTAGTTACAGCTTTAAAATGAGAACTTCCTTTACGTTTAGCACTACTTATATAATTGTCTGCCACCCTAGCAACTTTTCCTAACAGTTTTTGTTGTTGATCAAGAGGAATTTGTTCAAGTCCTGCTTTCATTTCTTCAACGAATATATGATAGAATTCTTTTTTTGCAACTTCTTCAGAAGACTTAGCATTCATTAAAGTAACATACCTTGGATCCCTCATATCACGTCCATCATTAGTTATTTCTTTTATTTCTATACATTTAGATTTTGGAAAATAACTTGATGACTTCTCCACTCTTCCTTTAAACTCACCATTATCCATCTTTGCTCCTAAATATTCCCTTTTATCATACCATTTGTCTATATATTTTCTATAAGCTTCATCACTAACACCTATTTTTTTTGTCCATTTAAGAAAACCATTTTGTAATGCTTGACCATTTGGAGTTTCATACTTAGCTCTTTCATTTATAAATTCAATAGAATATCTGTGGTGTTCTCCACTTATTATTTGATTTTTACCATCTAACTGTTCAGCTTGTCTAAACTCTTGAATCTTTTCTTTTATTTTTCTCACTTCTATATTGTGAGCTAATTGTTCAGGGGTGGCTTTTGTCATATCAGGAATCTCAATGTATTCCATGTCTTCCCCATCTTTATTTTTTAACAGAGCATACACTTGACGTTTTATATCATAATACCTTTGACCAACAGCTTGTAAGTATCTTCCTGTAAAATTACCTTCAGCATCAAAGTTTAACATGAAAGAAAAGTCTATCTTCTTTGTACCAAGAGCTGAAGCTAATTTATTACCAGCAGTTTTTATTCTAGCTTCAAACAGGTCTTGTTTATTTTTGGCTTTTTGATTAGCCTCCATGTATAAATTAGCAGCAATAGCTAAAAGCTTTTCCTTAGTGTTTTGCATATCACTTGCATTAAGATCTATCAAGTTGATATCATAACCTTCTCTTAAAAGATTTGTAAGTTCTTCTTCAGATAGTGTAGCATCCACCTTTTGTCTGATGAGATTTTTTACATAAGTTTCTAGGGCCGGATTGATTTCTGCTTTAACAGCATTCAATCTACTTTGTACAGATCTCATAAGAGCATACTGATCTTGTGATCCAAGTCCTATTTCTGGGATACTTGCTATGTCTCTATAAGACTCTACAAACTTTTCAGCTTCTAAAACCACATCTATAAAAGCATCACTATTAAGATTTGATTGCTTGTTCATATATTTATACAAACTATCAAGAGTGTCTTTTGTATAATTTAAAAGTTTTCCAAAAGCCATATTAGGTTCACCAACTTTCTTTATTTCTACAAGTGCTAACACTTCTGATATCTTATCTATAGCAGCTTCTTTACTTTCTTCACTGAATGCATCAAATCTAGTTTGATTAAGATTCTTTAGATACTCCATACGTTTACGGAGCTTAACACTATAGTTTTCAATAGTGGCCATAAGCTGAGCTTGTACATCTGCTGGAATCTCTTCAGGCATTTCTTCTTTCTCATCTAAGAAGTTATCATCATTAGCTGGATTGTTCTGTCCTAAAGCTTTTCTAAAACCAGCCACTTTATTTTTACCAGGTTTTGTAGGAACTATTCTATTTACAAATGATTCATTAGAACTTGGTAAGTGTTGTTGTTCATCTTCTATTTCAAAGTCTTTAATTTTTTGTTGATCTCCAAGTCCTTCTAATTCTAAATGGAAGTGTATTGTTGATGTACCTGAAATTGGAAGACCACTTATTTCTGCAAGTCTTTTGTAAACAGCCACCTGAATACCATGTTGTTGTTGTGTAGTTATTTTTTCACCCATCAACATTGATCCCTGATTTACAGGATGTGGTGTATTAAGATATTCTTGTGATGTGCTTTTAGTTTTAGAAACCTTAAGATCTTTAATAAACATCTCACCATTAGGCTTCACTACTAATATATCCAAAGAACCAGCTATACCAGATGTAGGATCAGACACTACAAACTGAGGGATTATTATTGAACCATCTGATGTAAGTCCTATCACTATTCCTTTTAAGGCGTCATAAGCTCTTCTTGAAATATCTTCAGAAACAGCATCTGTCATATCAGACTTAGCTTCTTCAAATGTTTTACCTTCAACAATATTTTGAAGAGTTTTATCAAAATGATTACCAAAAAGTCTGTTAAGTTCATACTTTCCATCAGGGTCATTCATCTCACCTTTAATAGCCATGGTGGTTGATTTATACACCTGACCTGTTTTAGTGTGCATGTATATGTGACTTTTTTCTTCTAGCACCACTCTACCCGGATCTTCTTCTCCCGTCTTAGGTTCAAAGTATATTTCATCAATTATTCTTTTTTGAAGATCATTTGCTTTAGCTCTAATCTTTTCTTTAAAAGTACGTGTCCTAGGATCTAATTGATAGTTTGCTTTTCTACTTGCTTTTAATCCTGTTAAATTAATTCTAGACTCAGACATACTCACCATGTTGGCAATGTCTTGTAAGCTATTAGTAAGTTCTAATTCTGAAAGCTTTATAGAAAATAATTTATTAAACATTTTACGTAACCAGTTCTTGAACTGACTCAATACAGATTGTCTAATACCAGCTTCTTTGCTTTCCACCACATCTCCTTTAGAAGAAATGTTTCCGGAAGCAAGTTTACCAATGTAACTAACTAATGCTTCTTCTAATATTTCTTCTTCTGTGAGACTAGAGTATCCTGTAGATTGCTTTACATTTTGTATCTCAGCTAATCCTTCATCTATAGATTGTAGGTCCGTTAAGAGCTTGTTATACAATGAAGGATTCTCTTTCTTAAGCACTTGTACAAATGGATGTAGATATTCATGGAATGGTGTATCCTTTGTTATTTCTTTAGCAGCATTAATATACACTTTACCATTTTGGAATTTACCTTTCCAATCACTGTTGGGTTCATTTACAATTACATAATCTACACCAAACTTTTGTTTCAATCTATCTAACACTTTTCTTACATTGGCTAAGCTTTCAACAACAGGAATATCTGTAGGGGTGTCTTTTTGGAATTTAGGAGCTGTTTCTGCAAACTTTTTAAATCCTTCTATATCTTGTTTAGATCCTAGTATATGTATTTGTTCTGGTTCAAATACTACTATTTGATTTTCTCCAGCATCATACATTCTATTATTAGATTGCTTTCCTCCTTTTAATAAAAGCCCATCTGAATTTTCTTTTAGTTTGCTACTATTATCATAATTATCAAACCATTCTTTAACTGTTAGATTTTTAGGATTTTTAATATTAAGAATAGCTTGTTCGGAAGTTCCTTTATTATTTAATATATAACTTTGAAATTTTTTAGCGTCTTTTTCAATCTGTTCTTTAGTAGCTCCCATTTTTTCAAAAAAAGTTATTTCAGATTTTATCTGCTCAATAGTAGGATTTAATCCAAATTTTTTTACAATTCCTTGTATAATAGAGTCATCAAATTCATCTCCCTTATATTTAACTGCATAAATGTTAGCTGCATTTTTATCATCTGTAAAAAATATACCTAATTCTTCACTTTTCTGATTAGTTTTTTCCCCTGTTCCTCCTTTATAAACAATACCCTTCACTTGGCTATCAGGAAATATAGAATCTAAGTATGCAGAGTATTGTTCAGCTGTCCCTATAGATGCTAACTCAGGATTTGAATTAAATACTTCTTCCACTCCTGGTTTAACTGTAGTAGTTTTAAAATAATCAGTTTGAATTAATGAATCTCTAATTAAAGATTCATTAGACATAAAAGTTTCAAAACTTTTTTCTAAAGCATTTTTTATGTTAACATTTCCTCCAAATAATTTTGTTAAAGCATTTATAATCCTATCTAAAATAGAAACATTATTAACTTTAATCTTTTCTAAAGATTTTATAAACTCTGAGTTTGTAAGACCATATGTAATGAATTCTTTTATATCATTATTAGGTTGATCAAAATCAACGTCATCTATTTTATTTTCTAAATATTGTTTATATAATTCTTCAACTTCTTCTATAAAATTTATTTCAGAACTTGTTAATCCAACTTGTTCTAAACCTTTTTTCCAATTTGATTTATCTATTAAAGCATTTTTAATATCCCATAAGGTTTGTGTATATCTATGTATTTCTTCATGTAAAACAACTTCTTCATAAAAATCTTGTCTATCTTTTCTGTTTTGAATAACAAGTTTTATATTGTTTAGATCTATTGCAACATCTGTAATCACATTACCTTCTGAATCTACATCTGAATAAGCAAGACCTCCAGAATCCAATTTAGTATTTGCTATTCTTGTTTCTAATCCTTTTCCATATTTGCTGAGAATAGCTGCAACTTTACTTAATCTACTATTACTATTAGCAATTTTATCAAATTCTTCTTTAGAATTTAGTTCAGCTTTTTTTACAGTAGATTCTGGAGGAGCAGCCACTGTCTTAGTGGGCTTTGTAAACTCAACAGCTGTACTACTTGTAATAAACTTCATAACAGAAGAAGCATATGGTTCATTGTTAGCATCTATCAATCCATTAACCTCTCCATTTTCAAAATCACCAAAGTAGTTTTTAAAAGGAGGTGTATAAGCTAATAAATACATATCTACAGCAACTTCTTCGTCTCCCTTTACATCAGGAAGAGCTAAGATGTCACTGTATAATTTAGACTCTTCTCCGTTAGGAGCTAACACTCTATCCACTTTACCATCTTCATTTCTAAATATACTACACGTCATAATTTATTTTTTATTTAGGGGTACAACCGTTATCTTTTTCGTCTTTCTTAGCAGCTATATCTTTTCTATACTTTTCCAATGCTTTAGCAACATCACTTTGAGCTGGCTGATCTGATACATCTATATCACCAAAATCTTGATTTTCAGGAGATGTTGTTTCTATATCTTCCATTCCAGCAAAAGGATTATTCATTGCTGTTGATGATGCAATAGTTCCTCCACGATCTTCATCTTCTTTTATTCTCATTTTATATAACTCTTCTGCTGTTTTAGCTGTAGTTTCATATAAAACTTTTTTACCTCCCACTGTTTTATAAAACTGCAATTTATCACCAACAAATTCAGTATCAATACCATATTCATTTTGAAGCTCATACACAAAATTTTGAAGTCCTAAAGGATTTCCTCCCATGTCTATGTCTGAATAATCATCATTATAATCTATATCATCAAGATCAAATGTCTTTTTATTTTTACCAAATCTTTCTCTTAAAACAACATTGGTTGGTGTTTCTCCAGTTAGACCTGCTAATTTCCATTGATTTCTTGAGCCTACAAGATCAAACTTCTCATATACAGCAGCTGATCCTAATGCTAAATTATCACCTGGTTTTAATATAAAGTTACCAATTCCTGGTGACTTTTGATCATCTTTTTCTTTACTTACAGATTTTAATTTGTAATAAGTCTCTGTATAACCATTAAACTGATCACCAGTTTTAATCATTAATGTATATGGTAGTTGAATATAATATCTATTTTTACCATTTTCATCTGGTTCATTTACTATACTAAAACCTAAAGCTTCTAATAAATCCTGGTTGTAGTTCATTTTTTCTAATTCAGTTTCACTAAACGTACCAGTGTTTATCATTTCCACCATACTTCCATATCCATTTTCATCTATCAACCACTGAATTTCTTTTTCACGGATACCACCAAACATATCTATTTTAATATTTTTACCATCAGTTAAAAATATCTTAGGAGTATATCCTTTTATAGTGTCAGGTTTTACAACTTGATCTAAATCTTTTTTCTCAAGAGAACTCTTAACTCTTCTAATACTAAATGCATTATTGGTATTAGTAGTGTAAAGTTTAGTAAATTCATTAAACACTTCTAATGCAGTTGCTCCAAAAGTTTCTTTATAAGTGACATTATCATCAACCAAGCCATCTTCTTTTAAAACAGTGTGAGCTTGTTTTGTAGCATCTAATAACTCTTTGAACATAGCTGGAGGCATATATCTTATAAAACTACCACTCTTGTACTGACCACCGTCCTTTACAAGAAGATAGTTAAACAATGTATAAACCATTGGTCTGGTTTTGTGATTAGAATACATCTCTAAGAAACTATCTTTCAACTTATTTATTTCAAGTTGTCCTAGCTTAGCCCATGTATTAATCTCCACCATATTTATACCACCTCTATTTTTAGGGTTTACAAACTGCTTATCTGCAGAAATATCCGTTAACATTACAGGAATAATGTTCAAGAATTGTTTAGCAAAATAGTTACCCTTTCCATCATTTGTTTCTTTTAATTCTTCACGGATGGCTCTTACAGTGTCTATAATATCTTTAAAGCCTTCACCACGTTGAACAGCTGATGCATCATATATTAAAGCATTAGTAAGACCAGCTAACTTAGTGCTTTTACCATTCACTTTTAAATATTGAATGTAAGCTTTCATTCCCAAGTAAGAAATAAGATCACGTTTTAATTGTATATTAAACTTCTCTTTTTCTTTATTGTTAACTCTTAGATTAGCTAATACAGTTTCCTTCAATCTTTTGTACATGTAAGATTTTTCAATCATTACACTTTTTTGAAGCTCTTGTATTTGATTTTTTATTCTTAAATAGTTAGCTGTAATTCTATGATGTGGTTTACTTTCTTCCACCCCTGTCAATACTTGACGTAAATCAAAAGGAATATTTGTTTTAACAAACTCTTCATCAGTAAGATTTAATCCAAGCAATTTTTCTTTGTCTTCAATCTTATCTATATTTTCATTACTTGTACCAAGACCCTTACTTAATTTCAACACTTGAGACACTGCAGAAAAATACTTAGTTTGATTATAAAACTGTAAGAAACTTGAGAACACTGAATAGTCAGCACTTGCATTTCCACCTTCAGATTTAATATTCTTTTCTAAAAGATCTGTAGTGATAGGGAACATACCTTTATCCTCTCCTCTTTTTTTAGAAAGTTCTTCTAATAATTCATCTCCCACTTTACTTTTATAAATCTCCTCTTCTTTAGCTGTTTTAATATTTTTATTAGTGATTGCAATTCTTTTATAAAATTCTCTCACTGATGGTTGCAAGTTAAACATCAAAGCTGTTTCTAATGAAACACCTAATGCCACCATATTTGAAACTACATCAATAGCATTTATATTAAGACCAAGTCTAGCAGCCAAACGTTCTTTAGCATTATCCGTCATAGCTGATACTATAGCAGAAATATTATAGAATACACGTTTACCATCGTAAGTTTGAGTTTCATTATTCCAGGCTCTACTATTTTCATATGTATCAAACTCATGACCATCTATTGTTAAAGCATACATTGCTTCACCTTTAGCATTAAGTTTTCTAAGCTTGGTTTGTTTGTAGAAAGAATTCATTAAAGCTGCTGTTAGCATAGAGTTTACAGCTGGTCCAATGCCGCTAGCACCTTCTTTATTGTTTTTAAAAGATCTAATCATACCTCTTATAGAATCAACATCAACAGTTCCTTCTATAAGAACATCACCAAGAACTTTAAATTTATCAATAAATGTATTTACAGCATCTAATAATGGTTGAACTTCAGCAACTTGGAAAGCCACCGGAGTTTCTCCTTCTTTAGCTTTCACCATTCCATCATTGTTCAACAATTTAATCTTAGCATCTAAGATTCTATTGTTAAGAACACCATTATTAGGTTCACCGTATTCTTTAACATATTTAGCATATTCTGCAGGAGATGATGGAAGTTTCAGTTCTTGTAGAGCTCTAATCTCTAACAAGTTTCTAGCTGAAACAGCTGGTGATAAAAGATCATGAAAAAGATCTTCTATATTATCATACTTTTCATCTTCATATTCATCATCATAACTATCAGCATCATTTTCATTAACAGCAGCATTCTCAAGCTCTCTCATTTTAGCTTTAAACACCTTATCTTTTTTAGATAGATAGTGAACATATTCTACAAATCTATCTTCTATAGTTTTTGCAGTTCCATAAGGAATACGTTTGTTATCCTTTGTATAGGAATCTACAATATGCATGTATAATTTATCCACGTCAAAATCGGCACCAGATATCTCAATAAGTTCATGAGGAAACACTCCTATAGAACCGTAATGAGCTGGTAAAAAGTCTACTAGTTTTAATGTAATAGCACTATGTTTATCCTGAGATGGAATACGTACACCAAATGCTCTTAATGTATCATCAGAAAGTGTTCCGTCAGCATTATATTGAACCATGTGTTCTTTAAAATGTGGAGGTATCATAAACTCAGTGAAGTATCCTATGATATTTCCTTTCTTGTCGTACTCTGGAACATTATGTCTAAGGTCATCTATATAAAGATCTCCAATAGAAAGTCCTTCAAACTCTCTATCTAATTCATTATTCCATTTTTTAGCATTTCTTGCTTCAGATAATAAAGCTGCATCTTTTTCATACTTTCTTCTGGTGATAACTTCCCAACGTTTTGGTTGTCCATTCTCATCAAGTTCAATCACTCTTTTAACCACTTGTGATCCCCAGTTAGATACAAGGGTGAGAGCATGTCCTGGAACTTTTTCACTCATCACTCCTTTAGAAAAGTAGGCTAAGAACAATTGTGTAAACTTATCCAACAACATAGGATGGTTAAGATCATATACAGGAGTTAGTTCACCGGTCTTTTCATTTTTTAATGGAGTGAAAAATTCAATAGTTTGTGGATCAGCTCCTATAGAAGCTAATGTTTTAACAGCATTTTCTAAAAACTTACCAAGTTTTGGTTCAATTTGACCTTGTTTTAAACTTTTTCCAAGTTCTCTAAATGCTCCTTTAATATCAAATATTTCATCACGAGCTTTGAAATAGTTATTTTTAACCCTTTGCTCTGTATCAGATAGATATTCATCAATAACTTCCCCAAGTTTTATTGTTTCACCTCTGAAATTTACTTCAAGATCTCTATACTGTTCAGATATAATAGATTGTTTAGCCTGTGTAGGATCTGTTATTTCTAATTTGTTAGAAGGGTTTTCTAACTGAAGTCTCCAAAATCTATTATCATGTTCAATAAAGTTTTTATCTTCTATTGCACCAACACTATCAGCTATATTAACTTTTTTACCTTTAGAGGCTGACTTAGGAATACCGAATGCAATAGTTTGATTACGTCCTTCAAACTCTTCTAATGTTTCTCTAAGTTTATGAAGCTCTTCCATTCCAGGTCTTGGTCCACGATCTTTCATACTAGTATATTCTTTTGTAAGAATAATACCAGATGTCTTTACAATTTTTTGACCATCACCATAAACAAGTTTAATAGAATTGGTTTGAGCATTAAACTGTATTGAACCACCTCTTCTTTTTTGTTTACCGTTTACATCAGTGTAAACATCTCCAAATATATCACCTACACTAACACTTTGACCTCTTTCTATTTTATCTAAAAGATCTGCTTGAGCTGCATTTAATTTACCAAGTCCAAATAATGTATATCTAAGTCCTTTAACAGACATGTACATCTGAGCATCTGCTTTCTCTTTATTTTTACCAGCAAACTTCCCTTTGTACATAGGATCATTGAATGTAACTACATGAGATGTTTTATTAGTATGGTTGATACCTAATTCAGGAGCTGTAATTATAGAAGAAATATCAGAACCCATTGCATTTCTTACTACATTACGTTTAACTTCATCCACACCACCATCATCTTTAAAGTTTTCTGCTACGTCATTTGCAAACAACTGATTAACTGAAAGAGCATTAATGTAATTACTTAATAAAATCTGAGCCATGTTAAACTCAGGATTGGTACTTAAATTAGTATGTTGATTTCTTTCTGTATCAACTTTATTGTCTATTTTATGACCACTAAATAAAGTGCTACTTAACAACTTACTTCTTAGTTCACCTTTAGAATCTTCATATATTATACCCAGATCTGTAAGATCTGTTAAAAGACCATCCACTTGACCACCTGGACCAAGCCAATAGTTTTCAATACCATTAAATATTAATTGTTTTTGATCTGTAGATAGTTCTTCTCCATTTCTTGCAGCCACTTCTAATTCACCCACCATATCACCAAGCATGCTTCTCATCTTGATAAATCTAAGACCTCTTTCACCACCTTTTGCAGGATCTCCATTATGATAACCTTCTATCACTCCTCTAGGAAAACCATTGTCAATTTCATCTTGAACTCTACCTATACGTTCATATTCACGCATCACTTCATTAAACAATGCAGTTTTAGCTACACTTGTAAGTTGAATTGTTTTATTTTTTATTTCAACTGCCTTTACAATAGGAAGGTTATTAGCTAAATCCCCTGTGTTTTTTTCTGCTAATACCCCCATTAAAACTGGAGCTGTAGCAAAAGTTTTTGAAGCATTCTCCCCATCTCTTGGGATGGTGTGTATTGTATTCTTTAAGTATAAATTAAATATTGATAAAGCAAACTCACGATCAGACATACTACCATACGTTACACCTTTATTTTGGTTTACGTTTAGTTTCTTACCTTCTACATATTTATTATTGTCATTTTTATTTAAAGAAGATTGCTTTAATCCATCAATACGAGCAATCTTAAAGCTTTCAGCTACATACTCAAAGAATGGATTGTTAAGAAGGAAGTTTGTTTTTAAGAAAGGATCTTTCTTAAGATTTTCACGGAACTCTTTACTTCTTAATTCCACCCCTCTAATAAGATTAAAGGTTGGCATTTGATGACTTTGTACTAATTCTCCACTAGCATTTTTAAATGAAGTGGTAGCCACTTGTTCATCAAAGATGGCATTACCAGCTGCTATAATACTTAAACGTCCTATAGCTCCCATTGTATCATCTTCTACATCTTCGTCTTTAGTCTTATCATCTTCCGGAAGACTTTCAGCATCACCATCAAGAAGTTTTGTTTGAGCTTCAGCATCAATTAGTTTATCTGGATCTACGTTATTTCCAAATGGATTTTTACCAGCTCTAATTACACTATAGATTTCTCTAACAGACTCTTCAGTAATTGGTTCAATTTCTTCGTATGCTCTTAATAATTTAAAGTTTTCAATATCTGCTGGATTTTCTGGATCCAACACAATACTTTTTAAATAAGAATATTTTAAATACAATGGAGATAATGAAATTCCCAAATCATCTTTAAGCCTTGTAATAATAGTTTCTATTTCAGCTTTTAAAGTTTGTTCATTATAATATGTTCCTTTATTCAAAAGGTTCATTAAACCAGATAATCCTCTGGTTTTATTATCCATGAAATCTAACTGAGATCTTCTATCACTTTTAACTTGTTGATATTGATTAACAAATAATTCTAAATAAGCATTGTACCAAATACTAAACTGATTTTTTCCAGCTCCTCTTCTGTTAGCTTCCATTATAGTTGTTACACCTTTACCTATATCCATGTTCTGAAAGTAGTAATCAACAGAATGCTGCATGAATCCTTTTATAACAGCTTGGAATAATGTAGCTTGTTTTTTATTTCCAATATCTACAAAGTTTTTGTCTTTGTCATATATAAGATCTACATCTTTAGAAAACTTATTCCAAAACTTATTTGCTTCAGGATTATATTGAGCAAAGATTTCAAATTTCAACAACACTTCTTCCTGTGTAGTTGAACCACTAACAGCTTTTAAAAGACCATTATATAGAGTGTTTGCATTAGCAGCTTCTATTAAATGTACACCTGTTAGTTTTCCATCTTCTGTAACAAATTCACTATTACCAAATTCATCAGTCACCTCATCTACAATAGTGCTAAGATATTGTCTCAATTCTTTAGAAAGAGATCCATATCCACCAATACTATAAGACTCTTTACGTTTATCTGTTGTAGATCTATCACCAAATTCATCAACATCAGCTTCTTCTTCATCACTAATATCTTTTTCTCTATATCCCATTATATCTGTATGAATTTTTACAGAGTCTTTAAGAATTTGACGTAATTCTTCTTGAGTGAAAAGTCTACGTCTAATTTTTATTTTTTCCATAGCCTTCATATAACTAGATGCCGTAGGGTATCTACTAAGAAAATCTTCAGATTGATAATAAGGATTTATTCTTTCATCATATAAATTAGAATAATCATTTAAAATTTCATTTAATATAGTTTCATCATATGTACGTAAATTAGCTTCTCTCATTTTTTTATGATAGATGGCAGCAATAGTTGAAGCTATTACATCACCTTCTGCTTGACTCAAGTAAATTGGGATACGTTCTCTTTCTCCATCTTCATTGTCAATAACTGTGGTTCCAATTTGTATAGCTTTTAGGGCTGGTTCAGTTATACCAATATTCATTGCCTCAGTGAATCTGTTAGGCATGATGTGACTATTTCTAAACTTCCCTTTTTCAATCTTCATGAATAGATTTTCTAAAGGAGATGTTCTAAGACTTTTAAAGAAATTAGTAATAAGATCAAGCAACCATCTAAAGAAACTTTTATTAACTGGAGATGTTTCGGTTTTGATATTCTTTTTCCACTCTTGAAACTTATCAGCCATATACTCCTCATACACTCTTTCTTCAAGTTCTTTATCTGAAAGTCTTGAATAAATTTCAGGAGCACTTTCCAATAGTTCTTTCTTTAAAGCAGCTATACTTTTACCTTGTTGTAAAAGTTCTTTTTTAGCTATACCATATAGCTGTTCTATTTTAGCATCAGACAATAACATTCTGAATATACCATGGAAAGCTTCATGATAAGCAGGAGCATATTTACTTAATGCAAGTTTACCAGTTAGTCTTTGATTAAGTTTGTCCATGTGCATATAGAACATACCCACAGTTATACCCTGACCTTTCATATTAGATGAAATCAATTTAAGATCTTCATCAGAAATAAACGCAGGTAGATGTTCTTTCATCCACTTTCTAAACTCAGTGATATCTAATAAGTCTTCTTGACTAAGATTGTCAGATACTTTCTTAGCTGCACTACCATTTATTACAGCTAATTGTTGATCAATAGCTTTTACTCTTGGATCATTTAAAAATGCTTCAGAATTATTTATATATTTAAGTCTTTCAGCTTTACCTAATCCTTGTTTTATAAGCTCTCCTTCTATAATGTCAGCTATAGCATATCTTTGTTCTTCAAGATCTTGCTTTACATCAGCTATATTTCTCTTACCTTCCCTTTCTTCTTTTTCTCTTTTTAAACGATCTTGTTCTTCCTTACGTTTTCTAACCATATCAGCCTGAGCCTTTGCTATATCTTCTGGAATATCAATATCTTCTGTAGAAGGAACGTTAGTACCTTTAGCAGCTCCAGTAGTTGTACTACTGTTTGGTTTGTTATCTGATTTTTTTACATTTAGGGTTACATTACTATTCTTAACTACATCCACTGTAGTGTTAGTTTGTAGTCCACTATATTCTTCAGGTGAAAAACTTTCAGATATACTTCTTTTAAAGTTCTTAACAGTCATTCTAAACTCTCTGATTTTACCATTAGTATCTGTTGTAGAAATGGTTTGAAGTCTTCCTTTAGTTTTTTTAGTACTATCAGCTTTTGCATCATATTCTGCAACAGCTCTATTGATTCTACCTACAAGATCATCAATATCCTTTAAGGCAAGAGGTTTAGTTTCATCAGCATTAGATTCTTTTAAAACAATAACAGCTTTTTCTGTTTCTTTACCATAAGTAACTACAGCAAATTCCACCCTAACGTCTCCTTGAGGATTAAGTGCTAAAGTTACATTCATCCCTCTTTGTCCAGGAACTGTAATATAAATAGTATCACTAATATCTTCATTGATGTCGTTACTAGCAGTTACATCTTTAGCTTTAGTAAATGGTTTTTTTGTATTTTCATCTATAGCTTCTTCTAAGTTTTCTTCTTTTAATTTCTTAGATCTTTCATTAAACTTTGTAACCAGCTCATTTAAATCAGCTGTTGGAATTTCAAATGTAGAAAGTTCTATGAATTTTATTTCTCCATTAGGAAGTTCAACTGCAGCTACATATCTACCATAATTTCTTAAACCATCTGCTCCATTTTTTTCATATCTAGCTTCTTTAACTCTTTTGTCAATAGCTTCTCTTTGAGTCATTGGAGCATTTGTTCTTACCACTTCATCATCTTGATACATCATATTACCAAGATGTTTAGTTCTTCTATCTATGATGTAAACAAACCCATCAATTGTTTTATATTTAAGATCATTTAATGTAGGAGGAGTTTGTCCTTTCTTTACATAAGAATATTCTCCAGATGATACATCAAGATAAAATAATGATTTAAGTTGTTCTGGAGATAGTGTTACACTATCCATTCCAGCTTTTAATTCATTTATTAAAACACCATGTATTTCTCTACTTCTCTGTTGATTCTTTTTAAACCAGTCAAATTCATTATTTACATTCTTATCTTGAGAATCAAAGATTTGTTGGAATCTATCTTTGGTGATACTTGACATATCAGTAGGTTGACCATTATCATTTAAATACGTATACTGATTGTAGTATGGAAAGTATCCTATAGGTTGACCATTATATATTAATGCTATTGTATATGGTTCACCATTAACTCTAAGATGTTTATTTTCATTATTTCCTTCTTTATCAGCTGCTAATTTAGAAGGAGTTATTGTTTTATTTTTTGTTATAGATATAGACATTCCAGCAAGTAGTTGAGCAGCTGGAGTGTTTAATAATAAATTAGATAATCTTTCTTCAGCTTCTTCACGTTTTTCACCACTTTCTCTATTAACATGAGGATATATTTTTACTAATTCATTGTTTCTTACAAGTCTGAATGCATTTGGATTATCTGGTGTTACAGCTTTTTCAACTTCTGATTCCAGTCTCCATCCGTTAAGATTTTCTTTTATTGGTCTTGATGTAGATGTAGAACCATTAGTTATTTCAGCAACTGTAATTTGTTTAATACCACCCACTTCTTCAACTTCACCTTTAGTAAGCACCTTATATCTTCTACCTTTATCATCTAATAATACAGTGCCTTGTTTAATAGTTTTACCACCAAATGAAAATTCACTATTATCTTTTTTAACTTGTGCTTGTAATGCTTCATATATAGATTTAGCTTTAGCATAATCTTCATATAAAATATTATATTCATAGTCAGGATAGTCTTTGCTATCTAATTTTATATTTGTAATAAATGCACCATTTTTATCTACTATGAGATAAACAGTTGTACCTGTTTCAATATCAGGTAGTTCTATAAGATAGATGCCATTACTCATTTCTTTCACTATAGCATTTGAATCAAGCCCTGAAGGAACTGCTGGATATTGTTCTTCTCCAGTTTCTTCTTTTTCCTTTTGTTCTTTTTTGAATACAGCATCAAGATCATCAGCTATAGTTTGAGCTTCATCTAAAGTTTCAATATCTTTAGCTACTACAGTTCCTTTTGAACTAACTACACTAAACTTACCATCTTCTTGTGGAGTCACTTTATGAGAAAGTTCTGGCTCATCATCCTCTTTTAAAGGAGGTTTACCTTGTGCTTCTCTAATCATTTCCTCAAGATGTTCAGCTAACATTTTTTCTCCAGTAGCTTGCATAGCATCCATAAGTCTTCTATGAATATTTACAAACTGTATGGGATTTGCCATAATGTTATAAGCATCAATGTATTCTTTATTATCTGTATTCAAGTCCATGTAATCAATAAGACTTTCATAAATCTCTTGAACATCATCAGTCTTAAGTGTTATATCAATCTTAGCTTCTCCATTCTTAGCATTCATGTAATTCTGAAAAGCTTTGATTGCTTTATTAAACTTACGTTTTTCTTTACGTCCCATCAATTTTAATGATGGAGAATTTTCTTTCCAAGCTTGTAAAGCTTTTAACTGAGCTTTCTTAGATTTAATAAGATCTTTGGTAGCTTTATCTTTTTTAGGAAGAGCTTCAGCTGATTTTATTTCTTCTTCTAAAGTTTCAATTTCCAACTCAGTGTTTTCCATAACACCAAGATTTCTAAAAGCACTAGCTGCCGATCCACCTATCACAGGTTTAGATGCCATATTATTTAGTAAAGCAACAGATCTAAGAGCTGATTGTTTAGCTTTGTAATCTGTAGTAGACATCATTTCTATAGCATCATTCAAAACTCTTTTAGCCATTAAAGCCACTTTATGTGACTCACTACCTTCTAAATATAAATCTGGTTTTATAAGATCACCATATTTATCTGTAAGAGCTTTCCAGTTTTTATGATATTCTACAACGTCATCTGCTATTTTGGTAAAGAACTCTTTTACAGATGCTCTATTAGTTTCATCTGGAGTCATTCCAAATGCTTCTTTAAAATCATTGTTTGTCTTGTCATCAAAGGTTTCTCCATATCCTCTAAGTGTATCAATAACAGATTCAACTGTTCCTGTTTTGATAGCTGCAGAAATCATTTTAGCAAATCCACTATTCTTATTATTGTGGAATACATAAGCATCTCTATTAGCAATGGCTTCTTCCATATTCTGAGCCACTTTATTTTGAACTTTTACATTAGCTATATGTTCAGGAAGAAACTTATTAGGATTTTCATAGAATGCATTTACAGTTTTTACAGCATCTTCTATACCATTTTTACGTTGAGCTCTATCTTTAGCTGATGTACCAGCATAGTATTTTGTTTTACCAACAACATAGTTAATTGGTGAAAGCAGTCTTCCTGTCAAAGCCCCCATTAAGAATGTTTTCAATCCTTGAACATTTGCTTGACCTTCCACTCCTTTTCTTACAGATTTTTCCAGTCCACCTTTATATCCATGATAAAGATCATAATAATAATCTTGTAACGTTGTATTAGATCCCTCTTGGAATAATTCTTGCAATCCTTCAGATGCTTCCCATTTAAATACATTTTTTCCAACAGCTTTTGTAGCTTCCCAAGCAGCTCTTCTTCCACCAAAGTCAGTGGCTATTTTACCAAGGGTGCTAAATGTTCCAAAGGCTCCTTTAGCATATTGTTTAGTTAGTTTTTCACCAGCTTCTTTACCAATTTTTCTACCTGTAACAGTTATAACATCTTCAGCAAATCCACCAGCTTCTCCTAACACACTTCTACCAAATTTAAATTTAGTAAACAGATTATCAAATTGAAGTCTATTAGCTAACATCAAAATTCCAGTGTTCACTTTAAAGTTATCTGAAGCAGCATCCATAGCTGTTTTCTTCATTCTATCAACATTAAGTTGTGATGGAGCTTGTCCTGTTTTAAAAAGCTCTTCATCATATAATTTAGTGTAAAGATCTCCATATGTACCAGCCATTTCCATACGAGCCTCTGTCATTGCCATGTTAGTTTCACTTAAGAAACGTCTTACACCACCAATACCTATAGCTGCTATTTGTAATGCACCAGCACCGGCCTTACCATACTGAAACATCTCATATCCTGTATTAACTAAAGGAACAAACTTTCTAGCTCCTTGTACAAGACCTTCTGCAAATGATCGTGATTTCCATATTGGATCTCCCAGTTTTTTCATGTCTTTAGCCAATTCTTCCACTTTAACAATCTTTCCCATCCAAGAAGCTTCTTTTATTCCAAGCTTAGCCAAAGAAAATTCTGTAGAAAGTCCCATAGTTAATAATTCCTCAGAAAGAAACTGAGCAATTGTACCTACAGCAAAACCTGATTGTTGTAACATTGTACCAAACATACTTCTATTAAAAATACCTTCTTTTGATTCAGGTGTTTCAAATATTGCATATTTGTTCATGATATCTTTAGTCTGCTTATCTTGTTCTAACAAGTGTTCAGGACTACCATATAACTTAGACATGTCAGCTGATCCAATAGCATCAGCCATATATCCCCAACCTTTCCATCCTTCTATAAAAGTATTACCAGCAAGTTTAACCATACCTGTAAGACCATTACTCCATACATCTCCCCATGTCTGAGCTCTACCATATCTATATTCATTCTCTTGTCCAAGATTAGGATTAAATCCTAATGTTTTATAGTGGCTAGAATTAACATATCTATCAGCTTGAGACCTATTCCAATCAAAAAATACTGGAGCAGCCTCTGCTGTTTTAGATGCTCTACCGGCAGCAAATGCTTCAAGACTACTTTTTACAGGATCTTCTGCAGGTTGTTGATAAGATGGAGCTGATTGAACACCACCACCTATTAAATCAAAAACATTAGTTTCTGATTGAGGCATATCCAAATTAGGATCTTCAAAATAATTTCCTTGTAAATCTTCAGGTATTATACCGGTTTCAAATGACATGAATATATATCTTTAGAGTTGATTATTTATTATATGTGTTTGGATTTATTCCTGCTTTTTTAAACATCTCATCTTTTGTAACAGTTTGTATAGGTTGCCCTGTTTTAGGATTAGTTACTGTTCCCGATGTTATAGCTGTTTGATATTCTTTTAATGTTGTGCTATTCTTTACCATAGAATCGTAATATAATTTGTAGATGTAATTTACGATTTCATCTGGAGTTTTCCTATTATCTCCGGCTCTAAGACTAAAATCCACTTCAACTTTAACAGGTTCCATTCTTGTTATAAGTTCTCCAGCTTTATTTTTTTCATTAACACGTTTTCTATAATTGAGAGTGAGATGTGCTGAAGAAGGCTCTGCATCTTTTCCCATTTTATTAGGAATAATTTCAAAATCAAATCCTGATGCTGCAATTATAGGATCACTTACTAATTTGTTTCCTTGTAAAATAGCACCATATATATAATTACCTGTATTTTTAGGAAGATCTCTTAAATTAGTCATAGTTGATTCATCTATTTCTAATTGATATATTTGTTGATTAAGTTTATTTAAAGCAACATTTCCAATTTCTTGTTTAGTTTCTGCAGATATTTCTCCTAGGTTAAAAGATATTGTAGGTTTACCATTAACTCCCAGTGATTTATAAGTGAAGCCTTGAACATATTTTTCCATATTGTCTTCTTTATTTTGAAAAAGCATTTTCAAAGCATTGGCTATTTCAGGATCTGTTATTAGATTACCATTATTGTCATATAAGGTGGCATTAGCTGGAGAAAATGCATTATTAAATAATAAAGATGCTTTATCACCTATATTTTTTTTATCAAAATTATAATACCATTCTTGACCCAATTGACCAGTTCTAGTCTGATAATATAAAAGATTAGGTACTACAGATTCATATGCAGCTTTGATTTTAGTAGAAAATTCTTGAGAAGTTCCATATTTTTTTTCTGCACCACTCATAGCATTCACATAAGCAGCATTTGATGCCCAACCTAAACGACTTGATATACCATTTACAGATGTTACACTATATTTTACACCATTAATAAATGTTTCACTACCACCTGCCATCGGATCTGCTCCTATTTTTAATTCTCCTTGTATAAATAATTTAGCAACATCTTTTCTAGAAAGTTTTTGAACAGAACCTTTTCCATCAAGTGACTTAAGAACTAATTCAGGCATGTCTTTAGATATATCATTAACACCAAGAAGTTCTCTTTTACCATTACGTTCTATTGTAACATTTTTAAATTCAGGATTAGTTTTAAGATTTTGATCTAAAATAGCTCTTCTATTTTCTTCATTTGCATTATATGTATCAAACATTGTTGTAGCCGTTGTATAAGCTGTTAATGCAAGAACCTCCTCATCTCTTAATGGAACATCATATCCATCTTTAGACATGTTTAATCTTTGTGCATAATAATCCTGAGCATATGTTACTAATGCATTTTTAAAAGTACCTGGTCCAGTTACTTTAGTAATACCAGCATTTTTAACAGCATCATTAGCTAATAATTTAGCTGATAATTTATTTAATGCTACAGCTTCTTCTTTTGAAGCTGTATACTCTTCTGTTGCCTCAGGATCTACTGATTTTGATTTCATTTCCTTACCCCAAAATGAAGAAACTAATGTTATTTCTTCTTGAGTAAGACCAAGTCCTATTTTAGTTAATAACAATAATCCTTTTGTATCAAACATTAAATCATTTGCTCCTTTAAAAATATCTTTTTGATAATTATTAAATATATCAAAAGCTACACTTTTATTTTTTTCAAGTATATTGGTTGTACCAAGTCCTTGATATACACCTAATGTAGTTTGATCCACTGCATTAACAGGTGGTTCAATTATATTACCAAATGCATCTCTAGTTGGTTCCGTAGTTTTGGTATCTTTATCTTTACCATCTTTACTAGTTTTAACTTCAGGATGTTCTCTTTCCCAAATTGTATTAGCTTCATCAAAATTTTGCTTTCTTACATCAAGTAGGAACTTCTGTCTATTTAGTTCATGTGCTTGTGCAGTTGTAAAAGCTGTATTTTCTTTTATAGTTTTACTCTCAATACTAGCTCTACCTGTAGACCAGTTATTGATAACACGTTGCTTAGCTAATACACCAAAATAACCATCTGCATTTGCAAAAACAGCATTTCTTATTTTATCTTTATCAGGTTGATCAAAGTTTTTATACTCTTGATTAATTCCATCTCTTTTAGCTATAAGCTGAGCTCTTTCATTTACTAAAGCTGTAAATGTATTTTGTTGATCAGGACTTAGTGTAGCTGGCAATGAAGAAAGAAGACTATTAATTTTAACTAATTCTACATTAACTTCTTCATTTCTTTTTGTAAATCCATCATTTAATTCAGTGATTACATCTTCAGATATAAATTTCATCACTTGATCATCTGTCCAAGTGGGATGTAGCTTTTTAGTATCTTTTATTCTCTGTTCTTTTTCAACAACACCTGTCACTCTAAACTGCTCATAGAAATTATTTCCCATGACAGACTGAGCCCATGTAGCATACTTCTTTTGAGATCTTTGACCATTCTCTGTACTAACTAAATATGGTCCAGATGGATCATCATATTTAACCGATAGGTTATTATCCTTAGCCATTTTCTCTAAATATCCTTCTATGTTTGTCCATGGGGTGGCTTCTCTTTTTTCCACTTTAGAATATGCATCAGCATTTCTATTAGCATTTTGTAAAGCACTAAGACCGTTATTTAAATACTGAGTGGTGATTCCATTATACTGCTCTCTTATCTTTGCATCAGAAGATGTTCTCCAGTTGTTTAATTTTTCAGCTTGACTTTGATACCACTTTGTAAGTTTAGTATCTTCCATCATTAATTTATCTTGCCAAAAAGGAGCATAAAGATTCTCAGCTATTTGCTGATTTTCAGGAAGAGAAAGATCAGAACTAGCAATTTGCTTAAGTCCATCTTCTGCTTGTTTGATATATTGATCTCTTAAAGGAATGTTTGCCTTATCTGATAGAGGAGCATTAAGTACTGATTGATAAGCTATCTTAGCTTTACTTACACCTTGTTCATACTGAAGCTGCTTCTTCTGCAGCATCTTATCAAAAAAGTTAAAATCCGGAGCATACACGACCGGTTCAGGTAATACATCAGGTATAAAGGGAAGGTATTGTGCCATAATTACATTATAAATATACTACAAAATATTTAAAGTTTAAAACTAAACTTTATAGGTTTAACTATTATCATCATCATTACTACCTGTTACATTTCTTGTGTTATTAATGTAAGCTTGGTTCCATGCATTTACATCAGAACTTCTACTACCACCTCTTGAAGGTCCAAACTCTTGATCAAGTAGTAATTTAATTTGACCATCTGAATAACCTGCTTGTTTATACTCATCTAGTCTTTGTCTATATGAAGCAGCTGTACTAGCTGTAGCACCAGGACCAATGATTGTATTGTAAGCTCCTACACCAGGTCTCATTTGAATCATTCCACCTTGAGGAGTGTCTATAACATTGTAATATGGATTAGTTGCATTTAATATGTTTCTCTTAGTAACATATTCATACATACCTTTCTTAACCTTATCTCTATCTGTCAACCATTTTCTCCATGTATTTCTGTATTCTTTGTCATACATGTTTTCATTTTGATGTAATATATCTTGTCTATTAGCATCATACTTCATCATGTCATTCATGATACCTGCTTGTAAAGGAGAATATTGATTAGCTATTCCTACATTTTGGTTACTCACTCTAGCAATTATATTAGCTGCATTTCCTACAGCACCTTGTTGAGCTGCATTAGCCATAGCTGCATATTGTTGAGGACTACCAGTGTACCCTCTACTCATAGCTGTAGCCAATCCTGCATTTTCTGCAAGCTCTCTTTCAGGACTTAAGAATGCTGGATTAGGCATGTATTGTTCTAATCTAGCAGCCCATGGGTGATATTTCTTTGGTCCAATAGCAGCAGCTGAATCAAAATTAGGAGGCATTCCTGGAAATATAGGAGGTGGTATTAACGATGGTGGTGTTTTTGGTTTTTCAGGTTTACAAACTTTTTCAGCTTCTTCTTTTGTTTCATAGTAAGGACCTCCTTGAGATTCATCACCATATCCCATCATATCAGATGTCACCCATTCGTGAGTGATAGGATCTGAAAATCCTTCTTCAGGACCAGCTTTTGAAACATCAACTTTAACAGGACCATTTTCTGTACACCTCCATTTATATTTAGGTGGTGTTGTTACAGGTGGTGGAGTGTCTTCAATAGTTGCATATTGAGGATCTGTACCTGGTTCTTCTATATCTGGAGATTGATAAGTCAATCTTTGACCTTTAGCTAATTCTTTTAAAGCTTTTATTTGTTCTTCTAAAGGAGCATTTTTCCAGTTTTCTGTTTCTAAGAAAGTTTTATAACAGTTAGGTCTTGCTTTTGTATCTGCTATAGTGTATAATAAATTTTCACAACCTTTTATAGCACGACCTCCTCCACCTATTTTACGTCCTTTATGAATTGTTCCTTTCTTTAAACTACCTGGTTTACCCGGTATCCACCAAAGATCTACACTGCCTGGGTATGGAACATATCCTGTAGGTATAGATCCTTTAGGATATACCTCAGCTTCAACTTCTCCTTTATCTTTTGTTTTTACTTTTTTCTTTTTTCTATTACCCACTTCAGTTCCTTCGTCTGCATATTGTACATTTCCTCCATAGGCCATCTCACCATAATCTTGAGGAATGTAAGTGCCATCATTAAATGCAAAAGTTCCACCATAAGCATAAGGAGATCCACCATACATTTGCATAGGAGGCATTTCTTCCCCTTGTTCTTCTTCTGGAGCTTCCATCATTTGTTCTTCCATACCTTGTTGAGGCATTTCTTGTGGAGGCATCATTTCTTCTTGAGGCATTTCTTCCTGACCTTGTTGAGGCATTTGTTGCTGTCCTTGATTCTGTAAAGCTTGTTGTCCTTGTTTAGTTGTACCTAACACTTCTTCAGCTATCTTAGGAAGACCTTGTGGGAAACCTTTCATTGACTCCTGTATAAGAGCTAAATATCCAAGTTTCTTTTCATAATTTTCCATCATCAACTGAGCCGTTCTTTTCTTAATAGCATCAGCCAATGGATCTTGTAAAATAGCTTTATATTTATTTACGTCATAACGTTTTGCTATTTCAGCAGGTGTGTATCCTTCTTTAATAGGCTTTAAACCAAAAAAGTTTAACACTTCAGGATCTTTAATTCTCATCTTCTTTGTATCAGAGAATATAAAACTTCCCTCAGGTACATTAAGAGGGGTGCCTCCTTGGGTATGTTTTTTACCACCAATCAACATATGTTCTCTTTGACCATCTTTATCAATGTCACCAAACACTGTTTCTCCTTCTTCAGCTTCAACATTTGCTTGATCACGAGGTACAGGTCCTAATGTCTTAGAAGAGTTTTCATAAGGATTTTGAGACATTGCAGAATATGTATTTCTTTGACCAAGATCAAAGCCATAACCTGATTGTCCACCATAAGCCATTTGCTTTGGTCCACCTGTTATACGTATTTTCATATCATTATCAATTGTATTGTTATTAAATCCACATTTGTGACATACATTTACATCAGAAGGATCAGATTCATCAGCTGTCCAAGACCATCCACAATTTGAACATGTAATTTCATCAACACTTCCACCTTCTGCAAAGATTACTTTTTGTTTTTTAAGTCTATCATAAACTCTTCTATCTTCCCATTTAATAAACTCAGCAACAAGTTTATTTCTTTCTTCTTCATTAAGATCTCTAAGTTTAAAATCTCCACCCATAGCTTTAACTATTGGCATTGTACTAACAGTTGTAACAGTTGGTTTACCATTCACCCATCTATTACGAGCTTGTGATACTGTTAAGTTTTTATATCCCTCTCCAAATATAAGATCTTTCATAGCTTGCATCCCTGTCTCCATATCTGGGAATATAGCCACTCTACCATCTGAATCTTTTCTACCTATTTTAGCATTGTATGTTTTAGCAAATTCACCATAGTGAATATTACCTGGATTATAATGTTCCCATGACGATGGTAAAGGTCCTTCTTCAGCTTGTGTTCTTTCAACAGATGTTACCGGTGCTTGATATGCTTGAGGAATTTCAGAAGTTATAGGTTGAGGAAGGGGCATGTTTGATGATATAACATCTGAAGGTAAATCAAGTGATTCATCTATAACACCACCGTATGCATACTTTTTTTCTTTTGTGTTCCCATAAAAACTTGCATGAACATGATCAGTGTGTGGATCATTACCGTTCTGTTTATTTGGTGTGTATGTTTGCCATCCACTATTAGGACTCCATATTCTTCTATTAAATATTAAATATTTAATGTTTCTATCAGAAGCTTCATTAATAAGCTTCTGTGCTATTTGATTACCTGCTGTTATACTGTTTATACCTATATCTAAAGCATTCCCAGTATTATGATCACTTGTTCTTAGTTTATGTTTCCAATCACCTCCTATACCTAAATTAGTAACCCCTTTAAACTTAGTAGAAATATCATCCCATGTTTTTTGAGCCATTGGATTCACTTCAAAAGAACTAGATGTATTATTTTGAGGTTCAGCTTTTCTTTTTTTAGTAAAATTAAATATAATATCAGGATCAATTTGTTCTCCTTGAGGATTTCTATATGTAAAATGTAAATGTGGTCCATTTGAATTACCAGTGTTACCAGATAAAGCTACAATCTGTCCTTTAGCAACAGGATCCCCTATATTAACTTTATACCCATTTAAATGAGCATATCCTGTTTTTGATCCATCAGAGTGTTGTATAATAAGTTGATTACCACCTTGAGGATTTTGATATATACTTTTTACTACACCATCCATTGGTGCATATATATTTGTATTAACACCTACTGCTAAGTCAATACCATTATGTTCACTAGACGCAAATCCTTGTGGTCCTTTAGGAGCTTTTCTACGACCATATCCACTAGTTACTACAAAGTTTTTTAAAGGAGAAAATAAACCTTCTCCTACTGGATAACTTTCTCCACTTGTTTCAGAAGAAGCAGGTGCTGATGAAGTTTCTGGTGCAACTTGTGGTGCAGGAGTTGGTGTAGATGTTATCTGAATCATTTCAGAAGGAAGACTTAGCTCATCATCAATAGCTCCACCAAAAGCTCTTATCTTCATTCCAGGATTGTTCATGTAACGACCCTCATTAGTAAAACCTTGTTCAGGTTGTCTAAATGCACCATATGAACTACCTGTTACACTATAGTTACCACGATTACCACTTCTATTAGCTGGAACTACAGCTGCAGAATTAAATCTTTGATTTCTAGCCCATTGATCATAATCTTTTTGTTTATTTCTATCACCTATAAACTGACCTACAACACCAAGCTTATCTGTCATTCCTTTAAAAGCCTCTACACCAGCATTAAACTTATTTGTTTTTACACCTATTTGATCAAAGAATGTTTTAGGTTTAACAACGTTTGACTGATCATGTTCATATCCTTTTCTTGCTTCCCTTCTTCTTTCTCTTTTAGATAAATCTAATGAAACACGTGGTATATAATCAGGACTATTAGGATCATCATTACTACTTGTAATATTAGTAGTTGTATTATTAGTAGTTGTAGTACCAGTTTGTGTTGTATTAGTAGTTTGTGCTGCAGGTTCTGTAGTTGCAGGAACTGTAGTAGCAGTAGGCTCTATAGTTGGTACAGTAGTTACAGGCTCTGTACTTGGTACTGTGGTTATAGGTGCTGTAGTTGTAGGTTGTTCAGTTGATACTACAGGTTGTTGATCTGGAGGTGGAGTAACTACAGGTGTTGTAACCTTTCCTGTTTCATCTTTATTACCATTAATTGTTGGCACTGTAGTTGAAGCTGTAGGAGCATTTGGATCTTGTCTATTTTTAAACTTACCTCCATAGTTTGGAAGACCATATCTTTGATACCAAGATAATGTAGCAGGATTTTCAACAGACCCTGTTCCATCATTACTAGCAACAAACTTTCCATTAACAATATTACCTCTGTTTGTATTACTGTAAAAAAACTGTCTACCTTGATTCATCAAATTTCTTTGTTGATCAACTGGAAGAGTTGTTATTTTATCTTTATATTGATCATAGATAGTATTGAATGCAGTTTCTTTAGTTGGATCTGTCCATACACCAGCTTTATTAGCAGCTCTAAAACCACCTCTTCCTGATAAACCAGCTGCATTTCCTTCAACAGTTTTTATATATTGATCTAACATATAAATTCTAGGATCTACCCCAGCATTATATAATAAATCACCAGCTTCAGTTCTTATACCAGGATTAAACTGTTCAAGATCTGTTCCATAATCTTGATTAAAAGTATTATACCAAGATTCATAATCTGTTGGATTAGGAGCTGTATAATCTGCAGGAGCAGGTTGTCCTGTACGGGCATCCATAGTTTTACCAGTGGCATCATCAGTATAATACCCTCTTCTATTATTATACCCATAGTTACCTAAACCATATGCTTGATTTTTATTTTGATCATATCCACCCACTGTACCTTCTGTATCAAAAATCTGTTCATACGGTCTTATCTTAACACACTTAGTTCCATCCCAATATTCATCATCAGCACAGCCATTAATCTGTGTACCATACTCAGCTTTTGGTAATCCTGTAATTCTAATTTTTCTATATCCAGTAATTTTTACTTTCATAAGTGTATATTAACGTACATATTCAAATGTATATCCACCCTCTTTTAATTTCTGAAGAAGTTCAGGAGTTGCTTCCATAGTTTGACCCACTACAATACCACCATCTGCATAATTACTTTTAGAAGTATTTTTTGCAAAGTTAGCTTTTTTAGATGATGGTTTGTTATAAGTTCCACCTTTTGCATATTGATTATCACGATACATCATACCATTATTCATAGCACCACCATATCCCATATCTCCACCATACATCATAGGAGATTGTTGATTAAAATAACTAGGTTGTTCCATCATTGGTCCACCGTAAGCATACTCACCATATGTAGGAACATATGCTCCTCCATAGTTATAATATTGATTACCACTGAATGAACCATCGTCATAAGATCCACCGTAAGCATATGCACCACCATACATCATAGGAGGTTGTCCTTGTTGAGCCATCATTTGTTGCTGCATTCTAGGATCCATACCACCCTGCTGTTCTTCTTGACCTCCACCTTGTAAAGCTTCAACCATTTGAGCTAATGCTTGTTGTTGCTGTTCAGGCTTCATCTGCTGAAGTTGTTCAATTATTTTTCTAGGGTCAGTCTGTGTAGCCTGAGCATAAGCTTGTATGATTTGCATGATCTGTTCTTGTTGACCACCACCACCTTGTTGATTTTGCATATTAAATGTTTTAACTATTGTTTATAATGAGAAGGGTTACTAATCTAATTTACGTTTTTTTTGTGGTTTCACCATAGAATCCATCAAGTTTCTTGGAGCTTGTCCACCAAATTTATTATAATAAAATTGTAATAATGGACTATTTTGTCTTGGTAATTGTGGAATAGAGATATCACCTCCATAAGCTTTCTTTTCATAAGAAGAAACATCTGAATATTTACTTGATACATTATTAGCAGGATTATTATAAAATGCTTCTGCTTCTTCATTATTATCAAAATGTTTTGTCTGAGTTTTTTTAGCAATAGGATCAAAGTATTCTACATTCCATCCAACACTAGTATTAGTGGAAGGTGTTTCATTATATGAACCAGACATTGGAATATCCAACTTAGGGAATTTTCTTTCTTGTATTTGAAAATTCATAGTGGGTTGTGGTATAGGTATTTTAGTAGCTGGTACAAATGGTGTCAAATGTAATTTAGGTTCTGATTTAGGTTTTACATTAACTTTTGGTTTTTCTTTAAGTTTAGGTTTAAGAGCAGGATCGTAAGGAGTTCCTTTAGGTCCGTATTTCTTAAGTCTTTCTTGTTGTTGTTTAGGTTTAAGTGTATTCCATGGAGCAACATATATAGGATCATACTGAGGTAATTCTACTATATCTGATGTAATGTACTGGTTTGCTTTGTTTACACCATCTGGCCATAAGTTACTGCTTGGTGATAGGTTTCTTCCCTCAGCACTAATCAAATAATTTGGTTGTATTCTTCTATCGTATACACCAATAGGAATATTTTTATTTATAAAACCTACAGTGAGTTCTCTTTGATCAAATTTATTTTTATCAATATTTTTATAATATTCTTTTGATTTTTTCAGTCTATCATTTGATTGTCTTGTATTTTCTAACTCACTAAGAATTTTTTTTCTATCAAGAGAAAAAGGATCTTTTACAATCTTATAGTTAGGATTATTTTTAAACCAATTTTGTTGAGCTAATGCTCCTTGATAAAGTCTAAGACTATCTGCTTGAGTAGCTGTTCCATATCCTGGAGGACATTGACAATTAAATTCTGGACATGGGCAATCTTCCCCACCTTCATCAAATCTAGGAACTCCCATTCCTACATTGTAATATCCTTGGTTAGATGCTACACCACCTTCTTTCTTTTTATTTAATGTTGAAGCTCCTGAAATAAGTCCTGAACCAATACCCACACCTGCTGCAGTTTGTCCAATCTTTTTCCAATCTAAAACTCTAGGTGCTGGTGTATATGTACCAAAACTTAAAGTTTCAGCAAGTGGATCACTTGCTTGACTACTTGCTTTAGTAATGTTTTGATAGTTAGGTGTGTATGTTGGTCCAGCAGAAGGTTTAGTAAAGTATTGTCTAGGATTTGTAAACATTTCACTACTTCCAAACAATGATGATTGTTTAGGAGTTGTTCCAATAGATGAAGATATAGGTTTAAGTCCTCTTGGTCCTAATAAACTTTCTATAGATGGTGTATGACCATATTGTCTATTCAACCAATATCTTGTATTAGAATCAAATAATTTTCCTGTTTCAGGATCAAAGAGTATTCCTTTACCTTGTTCTAAGGAAGTCTCAGGAGCAAGTTTAGGGATTCTTTTATAGAAAAAATCTTGAAAAGGAGTTATTTTTAAATCATCTTTTAAGTTTTTCATTTTATGAGCAACATCTTCAAAAGATCTAGTTGGTACAAGTCTATCTGCAACATTAGCATTATAAAACTCATCTGCTTTAGTAACAGGATTATATCTACTAAAAGTTTTATTTTGAATAATTGCTTCTCCAAGATCTGTAGGAGCTGAAGGTTTTATAAATCTTCTAACTCCTGGAAGGTTTGCAAATTCTAATAATGGTAAAGCATCTGCAACATTTCCTACAAAGTTTAAAGCTCTTGCATTTGTACCAGCATCACCAAATGGAGATTTAAATTCTGACATAGTTTGACCAGGTAAAAGCGTACTCTCATTTAACTTATGACTACCATATGCTAATAAATTACCTGTTCCTTGTAAAACATCTTGAGTAGTTTGAAAAGGATCTGAAACAAATTGTTTAGTGGCATTACCTGCTCCTTTCAACCATGTAAATGGAGATAGCGTATTTATAATACTAGAAGAACCTCCCATATTCTCAGCAGCTGCACTTAAATTACTAGGAACATACCCCATCTTATTATATGCTCTAATTGCTGTTCCCGGATGTGTTATTATATCCAATATTTTATTAACAGGTGATTGAGTATATCCTTGTCTAAATTGTGCTTGATTCTGATTAGATAATGATGTCTCTAACATATCCTTTCTAAGCAACGCACGTTTTTGATCCTCTGTTAGTTTGCTATTCACTACAAATGGTTTACTTGTAGGAAATACAACTTTTCCATCAGGAAGTTGCTGAACAAGTTTTCCTGATTCATATAGTTCTTTATACAATTTAGATGCTATATCAATACATCCTGTACCTTCTAAATATATTTGACCTGGTTTACATTTAACCTCATCACCATCTTTAGCTTTTACTAATCCTCCATTTTTAAAGTTTAAACCTTGTCTAAGAGGAGCAGATCCAATGGGATAATTATTCGTTGAATTAAGATTTGGTTTTGGAAAAATAGATTTACCACCATTGTCAATATACTGCTCATATGCTCTAGCTTCACCTTCTAATGTAGATGGGTCTTCATATATACGATCTTCAGCCCCTACAAAAGGTTTTCTTCCTTTTGCATCTGGTTTAGATCCAGCAATTAATCTATTTCTTGGTATAAACTGTAATTCTGGATTAGCTTGTATCATTTTATTCATTTCATTATTCACTTCTTGTCCTCTTCTTTCTCTTGGATTTTTACCTGTTAAAGTTTGATAATGATGATATTGTTCATGTCCCATCCACCAAGGATTATTAACATTTTCAATTTGACTATTAGGATCATACCAAATAGTATTGTCACTATATCCATAATGACCTTCTGGATTTTGTCCTGCAACATATTTAGGTTCTGCAAAATTAATTACAGGAAAAAAAGGTTTCTTAGGACCTGGTCCAGATTGACCACCATTTTTATAATAAAGAGGTGAAGGTCTATTAACTCCAGACATAAATCTACTTGCATCTAAATGTTCACGTCTACCTGGTTCTTCAGCAAATATTCTGTTATAATAACTAGGACCATACATATCTGCTGATTGTTTAGATGGTTGATATCCACTTTTTTCAGTCCAGTTACCACCATAAAAACCATCTACACCATGATAGTTAGATTGATTACTAAATGTAGGATGATTTGGTTTTTTCCATTTATCACTTCCATGACCATTTTCATCCGTCTTTTTATAATCTCCAGACTTCCAAAAACCTTGTACATCATATGCACCCTTATCCATCATAATATCTCTACCTTGTCTTTTAGATTCTTCAGCAGCCCATTCACTAAACTCTTTCTGTTCTTTTTTAGTTAATGATGTATTGAATCTATCTGTATACATCATTTCAGGATCTTGCTGTGGTAAGAAAGATATAGGACCTGGTCCTTTAGTACCACCTTCCTTAAACATTTCACCATGGTTCATCTTACCGGCCATGTAATCCACCATTGGACCACCATATGCTAATTCAGGAGTTTCCCATCCTACAATTTTTATTTTATGCATAACTTATAACATTTGAATTTTATATCCTTGTCTTTTAAGATTTTCTAATTGTTCTGTACTTACTGTCATTTCAGTTCCCGTTTTTATTGAACCTCCCTCACGTAATTTATTAGAATAATAATTGCTTAGTTTTGATACATCTCCTCCATTTTCATAATAATAAAAACCAGCTCCTCCCTGATCATTAGCATCATCATATAGTTTCCAATCATTCTTTTGAATCTTTTTATCTTTCTTTCTAAAACCTCTTGAAAAAGTACCGTTATCTAAAATTACAACTCTAACTGTAGAAAGCTTATATCTTTTCTTAAATTCTTCTAAAGCATCATCTAAATTTTGTAAAGATCCTGAAACTAAAAACTTATGTTTCATGTCAGGTGTAGTTAAAATAAATCTTCCTCCTGTAGTTTCACCATATGTAAGATGTTGATCTTTACCATTTTTTGGAACAAGTACATTTAAAGGTTTTTGACTTCCATCTGCTGTAATTAAATGAGGAACTTTAGCAATTAATTTATTACTTGTTTCATCTCCAAGAATATAATTACCTTTTGAATCTTTAGCAAATCCTTTAACATCTTCATATCTAAAATCAGCTAATTTTAGATTTTTACCTTTTAAGTTTTTACCAAAATCCAAATAGAACTTACCTTGGTCATCCACTCCTCCATATAGTTTATCATCTTTAATTTCAGAATCAGTATATGTTCTTATACTATTTCTTCCAATATCATCTTTATATGCCTCACCTTCATATTCTTTATCAAAAACAGGAATAACTAATCCTTCAGTATTTGTAATACCAGTTTTAGAATCTGTAGTTGATCCCACTCCTTCTCTATTATGAAATCCAAATTTAAATTTATCAAGATCAATCATTTCTGATGTATGATAGAATCCTTTACCTCTATGTTTAATATCTTTTTCATCAGATATTTCAGATCCTAATGTAATAGGTTCAAAAACATTTTTAATTTGTCCTTCATATTCTATTTTTGGTTTTTTTAAATCAATTTTTGTAATTGTTTTTTCATCATCTCCTTTTAATAATTTAAGCTTTCTATCAATATAACTTGTTCCAAGATCAATAAAATTTTCAGCACTTTCTTTAAAATCTTTAATACCTCCTTGAATATTTTCAATACCTTTTAATGTATAATCAAATAAAGAAGGAGGTGCTTTTGTAATAGGTGTATTATTTAGATAAGCATCTTCCATCATAGCTTGTCTACGATTATCAGATGTAGTTGTAGACTCACTAACGTTTAGTGGCATCTGATAATTTGGCATTACAAAAGGTTGTTGTACAGGAGCTACAACAGGTGCTTGTTGAGGAGCTTGCTGGTTACCGTTAAATATTGGATAGTTAAAAGATTGTTGAGTTTGTTGATAAGGTGCTCTAAAGCCATTATCAATAATAGGTGCTGCTGGTGGTGTTACAACAGTTTGTTTAGGAACACCTCCTGTAATAGAACCAAAAGGATTATTAGGAATTTGAACAAAAGGTGTTTGGTTAGCAGAAGGTTGTGTAGACAACATCATATTTAACACCGTAGGATTAAGTCCTTGTGGAGCAGGTGGTATAACTTGTTTTTGAACAATAGGTTTTTGAACTACTGGTGCTAAAGGAGCAGGTCTAAAAGACATTTTATTTCTTAAAAAACCAATGTTAGGTGCAGGAGTAGCTGGTGTTCTAAAATTCATCATTCTAAGATTAAGTCTTGCATTGTAATCTTGAACATTAAATGTATTTTTTTTCTGAGGAAGACTTTTAGCTACAGGAGCCTTCACTTCTTTTTTATATAATTTTTCTACAGGAATAGGAACATAGTCAGGATCAATTTCTTTAAGAATCTCATCATCTTCTTTTAATTTAGCTAATAATTCTAAATTCTTTTTAGCAGAAAAATCATAATTTTCTATTTCATATTCTTCAGCTAAATGTTTTCTAAATTGCTTATCTGCAGGATATCCCTTTAATGTAAGAAAATCAACAATACTTATTCCTGTATATTCTTTTGTCGGAACAGTTGTTTCTACAGGATCTTCTTGAGGAGCAACTGGAACTTCATCAACCAATGCTTCTTTTGCTGCAGCAGCTAATGTACCTGGTTTTAAAGGACTACGTGGTCCTGGTCCAACCTCTACACCTTCTTCTGCTTTATTTAATTTAGAGGTGTAATATTTTTCTAGAATACTACCTGATGTTCCACCATATTTTTGCTGAGAAGCATTTTGTTTTAAAGATGAATTAATTAAACCTGCACCTATTGTTCCAGTTCCTAATAAAGGTACTGCAACTTTCATTGCACCATGTATTGTACGAGGATTACTATAAAAACCAAA